TAAATGCCGCAGCAATTTCATAGATTAACTTATCTAATTCTTTTGTTGTAATAATACCTTCAGTTGGTACTGAAGTGATAACTTTAATAAAGATTTCATCGGAGTTGACACTCAACCCCTTTGAAGCTCTTTTAATACGGTTATAAATTTTTTGTGGATTAAATGACGCATCATCTCCACCTCTCTTTTTAATTTTAAGTGACATCATAGTTCTATAAAAATAATAAATTAGAAATCGTCAGTAAAGGACAATGTTTCATTCAATTTAGCTTTTTGGTATTCAACAGTTCTTGACTCGAAGAAATTACCTTTTGTTTCAACCGCAATTTGTTCCATGAACTTAAATGGTTGTTCAACATTAAATTGTTTTTTACATCCAAACTTTACCAATAGACCATCAACAACAAACTCAAGATATTGTTTCATTAAGTTTTGGTTCATACCAATTAAAGAAACAGGTAGTGATTCAGTGATGAATTCTTTTTCAATCTCAAGAGCTGAAAGTAGAATTTCTTTAATTCTTTTTTCACTTGGTTTGTTTTCAACGTGATTGTTTAACAAGTGAATTGCGAAGTCACAGTGTAGGTTTTCATCTTTGAAAATCAAAGCGTTAGCATTACACAATCCTTGCATAATACCTCTTGATTTTAACCAAAAGATAGAACAGAATGAACCTGAAAAAAAGATACCTTCAACTGCCGCAAACGCAACCAATCTTTCTTGAAACGATGCATTTTCAATCCAATCCAAAGCCCATTTAGCCTTTTTCTGAACCGCAGGTAAATTATCTAACGCAGTGAAACATTTATTCTTTTCTTCTTCATTTGATACGTAAGTATCAATAAGAAGAGAATACATTAAACTATGAATGTTCTCCATAGCAAGTTGCATACCATAGAAAAATTTAGCTTCAGGATATTGTACTTCTCTATAGAAATTTTCAGCTAAGTTTTCATTTACGATACCATCTGATGCTGCGAAAAACGATAAAATATTTTTTACAAAATATTGTTCATTTTCTGATAAGTTTTCCCAGTCACGTAGGTCACCGCTTAAATCAATTTCTTCTGCCGTCCAAAACGCGGCTTGATGCATTTTATAATATTCCCAAATATCGTTGTATTGTATTGGAAAGATTACAAAACGATTTGGATTTTCTACTAAAATTTTTTCCATTTTTTGTTCCATATTGTTTTAATAATTATACTGTTTGTTGTTTTCTTTTCTCCATAATTTCTTTAATCCTGTTTCTATTTCTTTCTTCCTTTTGTTCCTCAAGTCCTAAGAATGTTGTAGTACTTTCTGTGTCAATTTCTAACATTTCATTATTGAACTTACAGTTTTCAAATACCACCCCGTCTTTACCAATTCTTGACTTTGTAATCGCAATAGTCGCAAGATTCAATTCTTTTTGTTGTAGTGATTTTGCCACCGTGATGATGACGTGTCCTACTTGAGCTTTCTTAATAGAACCACCCATTTGGTCAGTTGTTACTACATCAGATGAAATAGAACTTCTATTACCCTGTGTCGCTGTCCAACCTGCAATGTCCAATTCATGACACATTGATTCAAATGCTCTCATAACTGAACCTTCAGATTTCCATTCGTCTTCCATCATTTTCTCAGGTGTAACACAATCAATATAGTCTAAAATAACCATATCAATCTTTGTCCCATCAGCAATCATTTTTCTAATCTGATTTTTAATCTGATTCATAGTTAATGTGTCAGAAGGTAACTTCTTCATTACTAATTTGTTTGGCATTGTTTCTTTAATTTCAGCAACCTTTGCCAACACTGTTTCTTTATGATTACTTAATTCATCAGGTGCAATACCTGTCCAACATGTAAAATGTTTTCTTTGAATAATCTTATAATTATCCTCAAAGAAGATTTGTAAAACATTAAATCCTAAATTAAAAGCGTGATTAGCAATCTTTGTTGTTAATGTTGATTTACCAACACCTGTGGGTGCTAATATAACACCAATTTCTCCTTTTGCCAAACCACCTTTCAAAAGATTGTCAATACCCGGTATTCCCATTGGGATTGGATGTCTGTAATCATCCGCTAATACCTCATCTAAGTCTTGAAACACATCCCCTGTTCCTCTATCCACGTTTCCAACCTGTAAAGCTTCTCTAACCATTTCTTCCAAAGTGTCGTAGTTTTCAAACTCACCGTGGTCAATAATTTTTTTAGCTTTATCCATAACCTTTTGAAGTTCTTGTTGTTTACAAAACTTCAAAGCCTTTTCCTGAACAAACTGAGTACCCTCTTCGGTAACATTTTGTATATCAGAAATAGTGTCAAGAGTTATCTTTAATAATAACTCCTGACTAATTTCACTTTTAGCTTTTTGTTGAATTGTCTCAAAACTAGGACTGTGTTCAAACTTTGAATAGTATTCTTTAACCATTTGAACAAATAATCGGAAGTATTTGTTTTCAAAATAGTTAGGTTCAATCACCTCAATAATTGAGTGTGAAAAGTCCTTATCAACTATCATTTGATTAAGAAGTTGTAATTGGAAGGTCTCTCCCAAATAATCAAAATTTTTGTCAGCCATATTATGTTTGTTTTTTCAATAAATATCAACGAGCTAGCTGATAACCCATGTATTCGTGTGTTAAATTTCTAGATGACAACACGTCAGTAAGACCAAAAAGGATACCTTTTAGGAACGGGCGTATGTCTACGGTGTATCTCACCTTCGGTGGATAAAGTTTAGCATCAAATGAATAATGACACATTGTCGTATCACCATTTTTGATATAGATGTTAAACGACTCAGGCCCATCAGTAAATGATGTGTTCAACACCTCAGGGTCTTCACTAATCTGATATTGATTATCCAACATGTAGTTTACAGTTTTCATCTTGAAATTTTCTTTCAAATCTGAAATGAAACCATCCATCAAATCAATCAACTCAGCTGAGTTTTGAGCCTTTGGGTTATACCCTTTAACGTTAAAAAAACGTTGTACGATAAAATTGTTATTTACCGTCATCAAGAATTCCAGTTTGGTAATGTCTTGTTCTTTCATAATTTATTTTATTTTTTGTTTGTTTTTGTTTTTTCTTTTCTTGTTAACTTCATAAATGGTTGGATGAAGTATGTCCAAGCATCATCACCTTTTGGTAGGTATTTGAACAACCCGTCTTCAACCATATACTTAATTAAGTTCTTGTAACTTCTACCTTCGATATCCAATTTTTCAGTAACGATTGACTGTATTTCTTCTTTGTCTTCATCCCTCAATAAAGGATTAGATAAGTCCACAATCTGTTCATTAACTTGGAAAAATTCTTGTTCAAAGATGCCTGATTTTGTTTTACCTGTTAAAAGATTCTTTAGAGTTTGATTGTCTTTTTGTTCTTTTAACAAATCTTCAGCTCTTGTTAAAATATCGTTATAAGAAACTTCTTTTTCAAGTATCTCAGGGAAAAATTTAACTAAAGTTTTTTCACCCAAAAGATAGATACCTTCAATATTATCTGACTTATCACCAGTTAATATCTTTAAAGTTTTTACGTTATAGTGTGGGAACTCAAAATTATCAAATTTAATCTTATCCCCGTGTTTAAACGTAGCTTTAACTGATGGTGAGTATATGGATACATTTTCAGAAATAAGTTGTGTTAAATCTCTGTCTGACGAAAAAATTAATTTGTCTTCATTTTCAGATACTTGACAATAATAAGCAATTAAATCATCGGCCTCTCTACCACTAATTTCTAATTGTCTTATATAGACTTCTTCCAAATATTGTTTGATACGATTTTTTTGTTTTAGGTAAGACATAAAGATTGCGTCCTCCATAACCAATCGTCGGTTTTGTTTGTATTTGGGGTAAAGAATTCCACGTAAACTCGTAGAATCTTCACCATCCCAAAATACTACTACCTTGTCAAAGTTATGCTCACTGATAAACTTACGAAGTGTATTCATAAAATGATACAAAGCTCCGATATGTTCTCCATTGTGGAAGTAATCCTTCACACCATGAAATCCAATCTTCATCAGATTATTTCCGTCAACAAGTAGTGTTTTTTTCACGAACTAAAATTAAAATTGTTCGTTTTCGTTTGCAAAAGTTTCTTCAGTCTCATCAAGGATTAACTCCCCTGTCCCTGAAAGAATTGCGTTCCAATATTGTGAATACTCTTTTTTATATTTTTCAAGAGCATCTTTATCGTCAGCAATATATCCTTGTGGTGTTGCAATAATCTTACCATCTTTATATCCTAATCCATTGATATGATTCTTTAAAACAGAAATTTTTGTTCTGATAGCATAAGATACTGTTCTACCATTTTTAGTTGCCGTAATGTGATTAATACCAGCATTTTTCTGATTACCAAACAAGAATACAAGAGCCGATGCCAACCAAAGAGCCTCACCACCTTTTGCCTTAATTGTTGGTTGTCCAAATGGATTGTCAGGTAATTCAACCCACGGTTGATTAACTACCACTAGTGTATTTGTATATGGATAGTCTTCTTTACGAGATTTGGTAATACGAGCTTGGATACCCATACCAATCTTATCTGCTAATACAGATGCGTTATGTTGTTTACCACCTTTACCATCAAAGGTCATCTTACAAGGAACTGAACCAACAGAATCCCAAAGGAAACAAAGAGAATAAGGAATATTACCTTTTTCTTGTTCGTCTAATAATTCGTTGATGTAGTCTGTAACCTGTTCGATGTAATCAAAATTATCATTAAAAATAAATTGTCCGTCCCACTCACCGTCAACCATCTCAGCCTTAAGACCAAGTTCTACTGCGTGGTTCCAACTCCATTTTTTCTCGGTGATAATGAAAACAGGCAAATGCCCCTTCTGCTGAGTAGACACAGCGGCTTTGACAAGCGCGGTCGTTTTTGAAGAGTTCGAGTGACCCAAGAACATGTTGATGTTACCCAAAGCAGGGCCAGGTAAACCGCAACTATTATGGAAAGCTTCACCGACTTCATAAAAGTCTGTTTCTTTATATTTTGTCTTGGTTGAATATTTGTCTTTGATTGCATCTAACGAAAATTCTTTTTTCTTTATTGCCATAAATGTCTATGCGTTTAAATTGTTTGTTGTTTAAAAATAGCAAAGGTTGGACACTTTGTGTATATTAGTGTCCAACCTTTTATAAATTAGAATGGTAAATCACCATCCGGCTCAGCCTCAGCCTGTGGGTCAACATATGAACCACCGATAGTACCTTCATCAGATGAACTATCACCGTAAACATATTTACCTAAATCAGATGACCATCTTGGAGTTTCTCCACGAGCAATTGCCTCCAAGTACTCAACAGGTTTTTTAGAGTAAACATCTGCCCAAGTAAGTGGGTCTTCAATCCATGACTTAGCCGTTTCAGCATCTGTGTGAACAGGTGATGGGTCGTCATGCATAACTGTTTGAATAACTGTATAAGTTGCCCCTTTTGGAGTCTTAGCCTTTGTTAACTCAATGATAAGGTCACGTCCATTAACAGGGTCAGTGATATCACCTTTAGCTTTCCAAATCGGAATAATTTTGTCAAGGATACCTTCGTTCTTGTAATTGTGTTTAAAACGCCAGAACTTAACTCCGTCCGCTTCATTATCACGGTCAATTACTTTAACGATGTAAAATTTACGAGGTTTGTAAGACTTTGCGAGTTCTTTATCAGACTCTTTACCTGTTGACATTAATTCATCATGAATTTCAGTCAAAGGTGAACGCTCGTTGTCGTTCTTTCCTGGGTCATAGATTTTATTCCATTTACCCTCAACTTGTACTTCGTGATACCATACTTCTTTGAAAGGTGATGACCCATCAGGTGTAGGTAGAATACGAAGACGTTTCTGTCCTGAGTTCTCATTTTGCGTTAAAATTGCCGCAAAATATTTTTTCATTCTGTCTTCTTGAGACATTTTGTTTGCAGAGTTACCTCCACTTTTCGCTTTTTCGTACTGAGCGAGTACAGCATCTAAGGAATTTGTCGCCATTTTGTGTATATAATTTATTAGTTAATATTCAAGTATAAGTGTGTCAGCCGTGATAATCAAATTTGAAATTTAGAATTTCAAAGGTTTGTATTGTGTTTCTTCTCCGTAATCGTTAAAAGTTGTTTTAATTTCTGAAGGAGTGAAATCTTCAACTTCATCAGTTGTTAAAATATATTCATTTTTTCCTGATTTTTCAATATCTTCTTGTTTGTCAACAAAAAAATCAGTTAATTTTTGATTAAATGGCCCTGAGTCTAAACTTCTTAATTCAAGTTTTTCTTGTGGAGTTTTTTCTCTGTATTTTTCAATCTTAGCCTCGATATCATTTAATTTAGTAAAAATATTTTCCATATTACTTAACTTACTTTCTAAATCAGTTAATTGATTAAATAAGTTATTAAAATATTCTTCTTGTTTTGTTTCAATATTTTGTTGTGATTTTACTAAATCAGTAATTTCTAATTCTTCAGTTTCAGAAGATTCCCCTTCATCACCTACTTTTTCAACATCAGGGTCATTTGCAACATCAATAGGTTGAGCATCCGCCGGTGGAGGTGTCACTCCCGCTTCAGGTGCCGGTGGTAAAGCTCCAGCGTCAGGTGCTGCAGGTGCCGCCAATGGGTCTTCACCAGGTACAGGTGGTAATCCCGCTTCTTGTTCGGTGATATAATTATTAATCTTATTATATCTTTTTAATTCTTCCAAAATTGTTTCTGAAATTCCCATTTTAACCATTTAATAATTGTTTGAAACCTTGAGTTGTTTCTACGTTTATTTTTTTATTAGTATTAAGAGTATTATTAACTCTCTCAATTAAACCATCTTTCATTCTGATTGTATAACAATCACCAGTATCTAAATCACACACCTCTTTAAAACCATTTCCTTTGTCAGTTTCAGTAATTCTTGTACTCTTACCTAAGTATCTGTCTAAAATTTGTTTAGTGTTCATAATATTATTTTATTATAAATATTCGTCAATAATGAAATTACTCACTAATAGGAATAATACTTTGGTAAATATCAAATCCTTTTTTAATTTTACTTAACAGTTTTTGATAATTTTCGTTATTGGTTTGTATATAGTCATTAAAAATTGTTGGAGTATTAACTACTTTATTATAAGGGAAATATTCTATCCAAAATTTTGAAAATTCATTTGCAAACGTATCTTTGTTTATTATATCATTTACGTTATTATTAATGTAATCAGGGTATGCCGCAATCATAAAATCATATAAACTGTTTTCTCTTTCAAAGACTGCATATGTTTGTGTATATTGGCTGGTGTTAGTTAAACACATGAAATTTGAAGTAATATAGTTTTTAAGTTCACCATGGTAATCGTAATCTAATGTTACTCCCGCGATATTATTACCAAAAAACTGCAAACGATTTGTTGTTTCATTTATAGATAATCCTGATTCAATCCAACAACTAATAAAAATACAAAGTCGAACTTTATCAGTTGTAGGCAATACTTTAATTGCCGAAACAATAACATCAACACCTTCATTTTTAGTAAGCCCTGTGTATTTTGTATAATTAGAGTAAGCTTCATCTTTATTACAATTTGGGGTATTAGACATTATTTTACCACCAATTATAGAATTAGTTATACTATTTTTTATTTGTACAGAATTGTTTGGTATACCTGTAGTAGACCCACCTTGATTTTTAAATGTACTACCTAAATTAGTTAATAATTGTTTTTTAATTGTTTGGAAAAGTGTATCCACTTTTGGTAATGTAGCAACCGCCTGTCTTGTACCCGTAAATGATGTTGTAAAATCATCTAATCCTATACTATGGTTCACTTCAGTAATAAAATAAGACCCTGCAAATAATGGTATATTTCTTAAAACAAAATACATTGATGGTTGAATCATTACGTTACCCATTGATTCAACAGACGCAGCGTAACTTCTAGTTTTATAAATGTTATATAAACTAACACTTTGTGTTGATGTTTGAATTCCAGCACTTGAGTTAGCTAAATTATACTCAGCCATTAAGGATTCACTTGTTGCCTTACCTAAATCCTGACTTACATTTATTTTTTTGAAAACTCCTTGATTTTGTAATTCAAAGTCAACCGCAAAACCAACTATTCTATTTTCTAAAGAAAAGTTTCTTTTTTGAGACGCATCAACCCCAACAGAATTTTCAGCACATATTGTAATATCTAAACCATCATCTTTATATCCATTAAGTTTGGATTTGTTATCCGTTTGTTGTGAAGGTTTATCAACAAATATATTTAACATTTTTGGTTTTGAGCTTTGATAATCAACAGTATCAAATGTTCCAAATAAATTGTTCGCAAATTCATTTGGTTCAGTATTTTTTGAAGTATCATCCTGTCCAGTTGGAGTTTGTCTTCCATAAAAATTAATGTATGATGGCATTAAAAAACTAACAAAATTATGGTCTTTTATTATTGAACCGACAACTGTAAAAACGTTTGATTTAAGATTTGCACCTTTTAAATACGAATTAACTTTTGTAATATCAACAAATATATCACCAACATTTCTATTTGCTCTGTCAACAAATAAATAATCTTTAAATAAAGGAGCGTCAGAGTTTTCATCAATTTTTGTATAATCATTTCCAGCAATCCATTTATCATTAATTGCTTTAAACATATCATATAATTCAACTTTACTTTGAAACCCTTCTAAAACCGAATCAATTTTTTCAGTATTTGTATTACCACCACCTAATTTTTTTTGTAAAGATGTGATAAAATTTGTGAAAGTTTCACCCGATAAATTATCAGTAATATTTAAATAAGTGTCTATTTTATTTTTAAAAACATCAATATTTCCAGAATTACCCAAAATTGATGTTGTTCCATACATTTTAATTAAATTTCTAAATAATTTAATATTATCAACTGTAAAACCTATATTGAAAACTCTAAAGAAGTTAGTTAAATAATTTTCAGAAGCGTCGTAGTTTAATCCATCAATTGTTGAAAATCCGACATAAAGTTCCATAGTATTCCACTCGTTTGGATATAGAGCCTTTGATTCACTATAAGTTATACCAAAGTTAGTCGGCACTGAATTTGGCGTTATCTCATAGTTTGGGATATTATATCGATTTACTATTTCAGGAGACGGATTTGATGAGAGTATATTAAACAAATTTTTATCAAACCCAGTCGGATTTCCTCGTTTAATTAAAATATCGTATTGTAACGAGTTTGTTATTGTTGTACTAACATCATAACTTTGTGAAATGGCAATACTTTTAACAATTTCGTTATAGTTAACTCCAATAATATTCTCAGATTTTTCATTATAGAATGTTATTTTTTTAAGTATTGACTCAAAAGAATAAACACTTGAACTTCCCTGATTTGCAAATTTTAAAAATTCAATTTCAAAATTATTTAATTCTTCAGTATCAAAAACAGAAAATAATTCTTCAATGTTTGAATAAATAAATTCAGAAAATAATTCAAAACTTACTTGTTCTTGTTTATCGGAATAAACTTTTTTAAGATATTCATTATAACTAGATTTTCTAATTGGTGTTGTATTAAAATACCCATAGTTAGGTGCTCCCCAAAATAACCTTACCGAACCGTTATGAATACTTGGATTGTTTGAAAGTGAGATTATGTTATTATTATTGCCGTCAAAACATTCTTTTTTAATTTGATTAGTTGTTGTACCAAAAGAAGGACATATTGTATAAGACTCCTCACCTTCCGAATTACTAACTTTAATTAAAACAGTCCAAGTTTTTAAATTAATGTTTGAAGATTGGATATTTGATTGGTCAGCATTAAATAAAATAATTTCTCGGTTATCAAGTGCGGTTTGTAATGCGTTTTGTATATCTAATGAAGTTGTGACTGAGTTTGGGTTATATAAATAAGAACCATTATGTAAAAAATAAAAATCATTTACCAGTTTTGGATAAAATCCAATATGATAATTTATTGATGATGTTTGGGTATTTTCTAATGTAATTGATGTTGTATTAAATGTTTCTGAAGACAAAACATAAGTAGTTGATGCCAAATTGTTAATCGGGTCAAAATTATTTAAATAATTAAAATTAGTCCAAATAGGTGTAATATAATCAGTCCCATCATTAACATAATTTTTATATCGGTTCCAAATTGAACCTAATTTCAAAATCCAAAAGTATGGTAACCTATGAACACCACCAAATTTCTTTAAACCAGCAAAAATAAAATCAGAATATGTATTTAAATTATTTTCAAATGACAAATATCTTTCTTTTAATGTTGATAAAGGTAAACTGTTTAAGAAAAGATAAGACGCTTCTAAATAGGCACTACTTTGACCATTTAAAGTTGCGTTAATACCTTTTTGTATTGCGTTAATAAAATAAGGTGTATTAAGAATTGAAGTTGTTTGTTTATTGGTTAATTCAGAGTCAATGTAATTAATAAACCCTTCTGTCGGTAAAAATTCTGTAGATTTTCTATTATTATAAAAAGTTTGTAAATCAACAGGTAGTGTTATTTCATTAGACCTCCAATTATAATCAGTATATGGTCGTAGTTTTGTTTTATTACCATTAGTACCGACAACTGAAGAGTCTTCAAAATTTGTAACTTTTTTAAAGTATGTGTTATAATAAATTGAAAACTCTGTTGAGTTTATGTTTTTAAACTTTGTATTATTTTGTCCCGCAGCTAAATTAGCGTAATTCCAATTTGAATCAATATATGGATATGTATCAGTAAAACTAATGTCATTATGGACATTAGAATTTAAATAATTTACCATGTATTTTTCTTTGTCATTGGTTATTTGAATTGTTGGTAAATCTTCAAATAAAATTTTATTCGGATTTTCATTAACTTCTCTTTTTAAATAATCAGTTACAAAATACCCTTGTGAATAAATTGAATAATCCTGTTGTAAATTAACAAGTTCAGAAAAATAAGAATCTTTAGTAAAGTTCGATGTTTTAAAAAGAAAATTTAATCTTGGTGAATTTTCTCGATTACCCGAATTTAAAGCGTTAAATACATTCAGACTTTCTGTTTCAGCTAAGTAGTTTAATATATTTTGATTAGTTGAACTGTCATTATTTTTTTGAAATCCGTTATATTGTGTTATTGTTTGAATTCTTTCCCAAACTTCATATAAAAATTTACTTTCAGTTAAATTACTATATGGCTCATTACTTGGTAACGTATCAAACCCTGAAATTAAAATTCGATTAATACCTTCATTAGTCGGTGTTGGTGGGATTGGGGGTATTTCTCTTTGTAAATAACCTTTTAAAAACTCTTCGACAAACTCGACTTCAGGCCAAATAGTATAATTATTTCCTTTAGTTATCGATATAACTGAATTATCGCCAGGATATTGTATTTCAAATTTCACTTGACCATCAATATTTTTTTCAACTACAAATTGAGGCCAAGGATATACAGGTGATAACTGTGATGCAGAATCATTTTTAGTTACTAACTTTTTTATTTCACTGTTTCTAACATCAAATGCTTTTTTATGAACATCTTGCATTAATCTTAAAAAGGCCTCTGCAGATGCCATGATAACCGCAACTACATTTCTTATTGTTGGTGAAAATCCTAATCCACTTGTTGTTTGTATAAAACTTGATAATTCTTTAGTAAGTTTATCTTCAATTAATGTTTTTTTATCATTTAATATTTTATCTAACTCATATGTTAAATCTAAAAATCTACTTGCCCCATCAAATTGAAATAAAAATCCAACTTCACTTTCTTTAAAAATATTTTTTAAATTATCAATCTCATTGACAATTGATGTGACTTGGTCTTGATTTACTGTTTCCACATTATTTCTTTGTTTATATGTTTCAACATAATCAATATTAGTATCATCAGTTCTTATATTTTGAATATCTATTGGGTTTTCAATTTTATATTCACCTGAACCAAAAGTTGTATTATTTTTTAAATTTTCATTATTTTGTGTAATAATTGATTGTAATTTAGAATATTGGGAATCAATATCACTGATTGCAACTGTATCTAATTTTTGAAAATTTGATAACTTATAAGTGTAGATTTTATATCTGACATTATTGATTGGGTTTGAAATAAAGAAATTCGTAGCATCTAAATTTAGATTAAACCACGAAGTAGTAAAATTATAAATTTCTCCACGATATTGTGTTAAATCTTGTGAGTATGTATCAATATCATTAAGCGGTGTTAGATTTGATTGACCAAATTTTGCTAAACTATAATTGATAAAATTATCCAATTTTGTTGATAACTGTTGTACCGTTAATTCGGGGAAATCTTTCGGAATTAATCCTAAGTTTTTATAATCAGTATAAACATCTCTAATCTTTTCATACCCAAGTTGAGTTATTTGTTGGGTATTAGTTTGTGTTTGATTTCCAGTATTTTCACCTTGTGACACATTAGTTCTTTTAAGATACATCTGTGGAACCGCAAAAAGTTCCGCCATTGTAATATCGGTTAACACATTAAACTTATAACCAATCATTACCAAACTAATATCAAAATTACCTGTAGATGAATTAAATGAAGATGTAAATTTTTGTAAAATTAATGGGTATCTAACCGCCTTACCATAGTAACCTTTAAGTGTTAAATAAAATGTTGGGTATGGTAAATTAAAAAACGCAGAATATGGTGAATTTTCACCACTTTCAAATAGAGCTCTACCTTTAATATCTTCTAAATTTATTGTAATTGTTGGGATATAACTTAAACCTACTCGGTATGAAATCCCTTTTATTCCAAGAAGTTGATTAGCAATTTGGTTTTGATTAGCAGTTGTGTCTTGTATTCCCGTCCATTCAGTAGTTAACGCACCTGTCCCTGTAGGATTTAAAAAATTCATACTTGCCAATGAAACTGTTTTTACAGTGGTTTTGTCCGCCCCTGAAATTAGTCTACTTCTTGGTTCAAGGTCACACTCTAAATTAGCGTAATAAATTAAGTTTTCTTGTTTTATATTTCTATCTTCCGCATTACCATATTGGTTAGTAACCTTATTTGGGTTAATAACAAAAATGTTATCACATGTACTTGGAAAAACGTATATATTCTCACTGTCCATAATAATAGAAATATTCTTTCACTGCTGTTTTATAATCTAACAAAGAACTCAATAAAGGGAATGGTATATTCAGCACGGCATTATCAGGAATATTTAATTCAGAACCACTATATTGTGGATTTGACTGTAATATCAACCAACCATAAAATGGTGAGTTATAATATAACTGAGAAACTTTATCTAATCTTGATACCCCTAACTTATAGATGTATTTCTTATCAGTAGTTTTTAATGGAATATTAACAAAAGGGATATATGTAGTTGTTCCATCAACAGTAAAATTTTGGTATCTATTGTAATATTCGTTAGCCATCAGTCAAAAATTATTTTTCCGTTAAAGGTCGTTTTATCTAAATTAACATTCACATTCGAATACAAATTTTTCAAATTTTCGTTTTGTGTAGGAGTCGCACCTGCACTTGTATAAGAGAAATTTCTTGTTTTTCCAACAATACTTTGGTTTGACACTTGTGGATTATAATTTTTATAACTTAAATAGTCAGGTGAATTAAAGAAAGTGTCAACCTTATTTGTTTGTGCATTTTTTTCAACTGTAAAACTTGAGACTAATCCATTAATTGTAGTTTCGACAATACTTTTTGTTAACTGTACAGTATCTGAAACTAAATTTAAAGTTAAATTATTAATTAAACTTTGCCTTGAATTGTTATCAATTATTTCATTACAGAAAAGAGTGAAAAATCTATTTAAATTACCCGCAATATTTTGACTTGATATAGGTGTAAATGTTGTACTTGGAGTTGTCACGTCAATAATAATATCATTAGAATTCAATAATGTATAGTATGATTGAACGTCAGAGGCTAATTTAATATAGTCAGTTCTTATTGAGGTTAGTGTATCACTTGCCCCGTCAGGTAATCCTGTAAGAGTATAAACATAAGGACTTCCAAGTGATGTGATTTTACCATCAGTCGCTGAACATATTAAATCAAGTTTTCTATAATTTTGATATATTCCAACTTGTGTATTAGAAACACTTTGTATTTGACTAGATATTTTAGAAATGATATTATTAACCTGATTTGATACTTGGGATATATAATTAGCCCTTACCGCTCTAATGTCCGATGTTGATACATTATTAACAATTAATGCTGAAATTAAAAAATCAGTTCCATTAGTAATTTCAGTACTTAGTTCATTTGCAACATTTAAAAGATAATTGTTGTAATTAACCATTTTACCAAGTATCTTAACGTTTGTAACGGGTGTATCTAAACTATTCAATGAACCTGTTACAAACTGTTTTTCAGAACTTACTTGTTTATAAACACCATAGTTTGTGGTTTGAACAATTTTTGTCACAAAACTTTCAATATTATTAAAATAGTTTTGAGTATAGACAACTGTGTTATCAAACAAACCACCGTATAATAATGTACCCGTTTCAACACCACCTGAAGTTTGTGAATTAGTAATATTCCCAGCTTGTGTACCCCCATTATTTGTTATTTGGGTATTAAGTTGATTACTCATAGAAGGTGTTGAATTCGCAAATGCCGCATTTGCCTGACTAATATTACTTGATTGTTGATTACTTAAAATGAAAGATTCAACATTAGTATCATCAGTTGCATCCGCTCTTTCATCGTATACTTCAGTATTTGCATAAAAATTAAAACTCAAAGCATTTTGAAGTTTTTCAATTGGTTCTTTTAGTCCGTGACCACCAATCATTTTAAAACCAAGTTTAACATTAACAATCGCTGGTTGCACACCAATTCCTTCAGGATTAAAATCTAATTGTTCATAAGTAAACGATAATGTATCAGGTACAATTTTACAATTATAAAAATCACCAACTCTTAAAATTAAAATTGGAGGTCTACCAAAATTAGTATTAAATGCGTCTTTGTTTTTAACACCTCCTTGATTATCAGTTGTTGTAGGTATGGTTCTACCTGGTCTTACACATTGATTTAAAAATGTAATTCTTGAGTTAAAACCTTCAGGTGTTATAGAATGGAATAATGGATTAAAAAATTTAATTCTTTGTTTAATACCATCATATAAAAATGGGTCAGAGTTTTTTATCGTTTCAAAATAATTTTGTTCATTTAAAAGTTCTCTAATAAGTCTTTTTGTTACATTTTTTAATTTACTCTGAAAATCGGCAACAGGTACTTGTTTTAATCCAAAAGTATTATTATAACCTTCACTCACCGATTTAGCAACTTTTGTACCAAATGGTGTATACGGTTGTACAGTAATTTTACTGATAACCAAAGTACTACAAGCAACACGGATTACATTATATTCATCGGCAATATTATTACCATTACAATTATAAGTTTGACTACTATCTTTAGGTTTGTAATTATCAATAGTTCCAGAGTTAACATCAATTTTTAATCTTCTGGAGTCAACATACTCTGAAATATTTGTACCTTGATATACAAGTTGATTAAAATATTCAATAATACTTTGTTTTCTATCTTCACCTAAATTTTGTGATTCAGGCCCCGAAATACCACCAACACCAAAATTAGTAGCCTTTAAATCTATTTTAACCTCATTGTTATTAACTAAAGCATCCGCAATTTCTTGAGCTAATTCAATAAAATTATTGTAATTTGGAGTTATTGTATTTTCTAAAAAACTTTTAGAAGCATCAATACCATCAAAAGATTCAGAGTTTATATTTGTGACAAGTTGGTTATATATGTTTTCATATGATTGGTCATAGTTACTATTTTCTGTAGTATCAGCATTAAAATATATTCCGTTACCAACATATGAACTTAAATTAGGTAATTCTTTTGGCCCTGAATTATCCTCTTGTGGTATTTGTGTTAGAGCGTCTACTTTATCACTTTCTGACGTATCTAAACTTTCCAATACCTGTTGATAAACTTCGTCAATAGTACCTAAACTTAATGAACTAAATTTCTGAGCTAATTCATATATATCATACCTTTGACATCCTGCAAAAAATGAATCAACTACCGATGTTATAGTTGAGTTAGATTGATTTTGTAATTCTTTATTAACAATTAAATTTAACACGGACGGATGGTCAACAATAATTTTAAAATTTATACTACCCGACCTTTTAGTATTTTTATAAGTATATATTGGTTCAGGTCTACCGATAAAATCAGTTTCATTAAATGATGGTGTAGAACTATCATCAAAAGTTAAATCGTATGGAGGGAACCACATAATTCTACCACCATTAGGCCCTTTTTCTGCCGATGGAAGTTGATTATATTCAGGTGTGTCTTTCCAAGCTAAGTTTTCTAAAGACAACATGTATTTTTTTACCTGTCCGTTAATGACATTTGTCCCACCATTTTTAAAAGGTGTAATATTAAGATTGTAGGTACTATCTAAAACAGAATAAGTAAACCTTCTAATGTTACCATTAGTTTCTAAACCTGAGTCATTAGCAACTGTTTTTTGTAAATTAGCATAAGTGTAATAAGGTTTATCTTTTGTAAAGATTCTACAATATTCTTGTCCTACCTCAGTACCTGAGTTATTAACATATTTTTTAACTTTTGAACCTTTGGTTAATATTTTATAACCATCTGAAAATACTTTAGACACTTGATTAATTGCGTTTCCAACATGTCCCAATCTATCAGCACCTTGAGCAGGTGTTGAGTTAATTAATCGTTGTGTAACATCTAAAATAGAACCAGGTCTAAATGTATAGTTAGTAGATAAAACTTGATTGTAAGAAGACGCTAACGGTGTAAAATTTGGATTATTACTTAACAACTGTCCACCTTGTCCAACATTTCTTCCAGCTTCAGGTTTTGTAAATTCTGTAATCCAAACAAATCCTCCATCAAAAGAAGGTTTTTGTTCGTAATTTAATCCAGCTAATCCAAACTGAAAATTTTGGTCACCTTCATATAATATACCAACCTTATCAGGCCCATATACAGGAGCTTGTGTTGGTATTCCAAAAGCGTCTATAGGCGAAGCGTTTGGTGGTGATACAACATTTGTAATGTCCGTTTCTTGTCTACCAACATAAAGGTTACCTATTGAAGTAAAATTATCAAATAAATTATTAATAAAATTACCAACCTGTGTAGATGTTATAGCGTAGTTAGGTTTAAACCTATTGTAGTTAAGTGCGTTAAATAAAACCGATTTTGTACCAGCACCTGTATTTTGTAAAAATTTAATTGACGGGTTTGGTCTGTTTGTAATATTTCCACCACCCAAATTACCAATAGCTTGTAGTGGTCGTAATCTTAATATTTCAGTATCAGAAAAATAACTTCCCTCAATAGGTGAAGCGGGTAAATAAGTACCACTTAACTTTTGTATGAAAAACGCAGCGTAATCTAATAGACCGTCAGGTTTTGTAATAGTATAATCTCTATAAACAAAAGGTTCTTGACCTGTGGCTAACAACGTCGCATTAAATGGATTAGTTAAAGTATCAAGATTAATTGCTCCAATAGTATTTCTTTCAATTTCTCTAGCAATACGGGCTTGTGTAGCTTCTCTCAAACTTTGAGCCGCCAATTGTTGTAAAAATGAGTCGTTAGCTAATGCGGCGTCACCAAATAATATTTCGTAATTAGTATAATCTCCCTGAACAAATATGATTGGAGCAACTTTACCATCACCATATATTTGTGAACCAGCAGGTAACTTACCTAAAATTAAATCAGATGTAACGAATAAATCCTCATAACCATCAGGTGGTAAATACCTATTAACAACTTCAGCATCATCAATAAATGCCTCATTGAATAAATCCATTCTTGATGTTTGTAAGTCATATGGTTGTGATGTACCTAAAGGGTTATTTTCAGTACTTCCTCCACCAGGAAGAACCGTATTATCAACAACTAATGCCCCATCAAAAAATTGACCTGCGGGACTATACAAATTCATTCTTGTACTATACGCAGGTTCAACATATAAGTTTGAACTTACACTTTCAGAATCTGCCGGTGAATTGTCTTGTAATTTAATTGGATAGTTTTGTAACCCTTGGGGTGAAGTAAAATTACCCTGAATACTATACGGTGCTAAATTCCTTGCAACTAATGCTTTTCTAAATTGTTCCGAATTGTTGAATGATAAGAATTCTACAGCCATCTATACTTTTTTCTATAAATAGAATAGAAATAATTTTATTACGTTGCAGTTAGACCATAATCAGAACCAACTACTCCAATTTTTTCTCTTAATGTTCTTAAAGTGTCGTCATTATTAAACGCTGATAGTATAGCATTTTTAATTTGAGGGTCATTAGAATTAGCATTTACATTTAATGTTAAAACCAATTCTTTTTTACCTGATGTTGTATTATTTACCGCTTGTCCTTCATTTGAAGGTAATAACGGACCTACATTACCACCTATTGAAGATGCTAAGGCTTTTTGATTAACCGCCATCAACATATCCCCTTTATCTAAACTATAATGCATTCCGTCAGCAGTAATCGCAATATCTTTTTTCTCTTCAGTTATTCCAAGTTTTTCTTTAGCCCAATTAGTAACCGCACTTCCAAGTATTGTAAGTTTAGTGACCGCATTACCAAAATCACCTACATTTATACCAAATTTTTTAGCACCTTCTTCAAATGAACTTGAAGCTTTCAATGCTTCTGAAATTACAACTTTAGTAGTGTTTTCGGTTGCGATTTTAACGGCATCATCCATTATTGGTTTTAAAGTTTCAAATCCTTGTGAAAAATCAGCTAATAATGATGTAATTTCAGTTATAGATATGTCACCTGATACAACTTTATTTACACGACCTTGTATATCCCCAATCAACTGTTGTGAGTTGTCTTTTCCTTTTTGGGTTGTTAGGCTAAAAGTTTCAAATCCGCTTTTTAAAATTTCTGTTTGCCCATTTACAGCATTTCTTAAAAATTCATTACCTTCTTTAGAAATTGCATATTGAGTCGATAATAAAGACGTTAAAGCGTTTTGTTGAGCAACTAACGTATTTGCAGCTCCAAGTTGGTCTTTAGCCAAATCAACCATCTGTGAACCACTATCTTTTTTTTGAAACTCCTGTTGTTGAGCTATTAGGTCAATATCACCTTTTTGTAAATTATTTAAAGCTTGTGTTGTAACGGCACCATTTGCATCTTTATAAGTTACTTCATATTTACCACTATTTTTATTAAATTCCGCAATATTTGCCAACATCATTTTTTGGTCTTCAGGAACATTTTCAAGACCTTTAAAATCAATCTCGCCCATTTTCTTTTCAATCTTAGCGGATTCAATTGCCATTTTTTCAAACTCCGCTCTGTCAATACCTAAAGAGTCAGCAACTTCTTTTAACTGTCTTCTAGCTTCAGGCATGATTTGGAACGTACCAGTTTTTTCATCAAATTTTGTAAAAGTTTTAGATAGTTCAGATAATTGATTTTGTAACTCAGGTACATTATTTTGAGCTAAATCCATTAATTTTAATGGGTCTAATAACGCACTTGATGTCGCCCCTAACCTTTGTAAAGTCGAAGCAACGTCTATTGCCGACTCAGGTGAAAAAAGTTTGTCAGCAACATTAAGAGTTTGAGCCATATCAACTCTCATAGCCGCCGCTTTTGCCGCCATTTTTGCCATACCTTCAACACCTGTACCAAACCCGTACCTGTTCATTTTGTCTAAATTAGTAACTACCATTGCTGAAACTACTTGGGCATTTACACCCATATTTTGTGCGGTTGATACTACTTTAGTCATTTCATCACTAATATGGGTAGTTTCCATACCCGCATTTCTAAATGAACTTTCTAATGTTTTTGCAGCAACACCTGTTACTTGTTGAGCAGCATATAATTGTGTAATATTTTCAGTTGTTAAAACAATATTTCTATTAGTAACTTCATTAAATTCTTTCTGAAGGGTGTTAATTGCCTCTTGATTACCACCCATTAAACTGATTTCAGTGTTTGCTCTACCTAATTGATTTTTTAAAATTTCAGCATAACTACTTGTAACACCCATACCTCTTATTAATGAAGAGGTACTTTTATCCATATTAATTAAAGCATTTGCTCCCCCTTCAATAGATTTTTTAATTAATTCTGAATTTTTTAAAACATCAGTTTGATATAATATCAAATCTTTATAACCAAGTGTTATATTTTCAGGATTTGGGACATTTGCATCCAGAGGAGTGTTTTGCATGTTTTTTATTTATAAATAATCAACTTTCTGTTTTAGAATTTAATTCAATAATCCTATCAACCAAAAATCTTCTCTGGTAAGTTGGTATTTTTAAAAAATCGGTATACGACATATGCAATTGTCGTGACAACAGAATATATTCTTCTAATAAAAATTTTAGATACTCAGAAGAAAGGACGAAAAAACTCCGCCCCAAAGGCAATACGTGTGAGTACCTTTTTTCCGGATGGGGCTGTTACTTCTCTTATTAAATCTAAACCTGGTGAATTATCCGACAAAAATTTTGTAATGTATTTAGAATCCATGATTGGCATTTTTTCAATAAACTTAACAATTTCACCTTTATCTGTACTTCCGTTTATTGAAACTATTTGTTTTGATAACCTCCATGTTACTTTCGGTACTACCATATTTTTAGGATATGACTCTTCTCTTTCATTTAATTCTTTAATATCCCCAAAAGTAAGTATTTTTAATTTAACTACAGTATTTGACTTAGGTAATGTCGTTTCAAAAAACCCATTTTCATCAGGTTCAACATTTGTTTTAATAAAATCAACCTCATCTAAAATTTCAGTGTGTTCAAATTCTTTACCTGTTTCAGGGTCAACCAATGATAGTTTATATTCAGGTGTAAATGATGTGTTTCTTAAAAACAACAAAATTGCCTGTATATCACCGTCTAACATATCTTCAATTTTCAAATCAGGTTCATAAACTTTATTTCTAACCAAATTATAAATAATCTGGTCACCACCCATATTTGACGCACTTGATAATATATTTTCATCAGAAGCGGTTAAAAAACCAACCTTAACTGATTTCTTTTTATTTTTATAAAATTTTCCCTGACTTGGTAATTGGATTACGTCGTGAGGTAAATTGAAATTCATTTGATTTACACTATTGTCTTCCATAGTTTTTGTTTATAAAATAGTTTAAAATTATCTTTATGTAAATAAAAAACCCACATTACTGTGGGTCTTAATATAATATTTGTAATTGTATTAGTAAAGTAAAACACAATAGTCAGGACGAAGAGTCAAAGTAATATCTGCCAAACCATCATCAGTATAGGCAATTGAACCAAAATCAACGTCAGTTAAGAAACATTGGATTAATGACCACTTTTCAATAACAACCCCTGTTGGGTCTAACATTTCAAGTTCCACATCTTTTTTGTAACCCGCAGCATATCCCATACGACCTGTTACTTCTTCAGCGTGTAATCTTACCCACTCCATCATAGCCTGAGCAGCTGATGGCCCGATTGGGTCAAGAAGTTTAACCTGAATAGTATTCCACTCATACATACCCGCAACATATCTTTTGGTATTCAAAAATGGAATATCATTTGATTTAATAGTAATTTTAGGTCGAGAAGCAGATTGAACAAACCACTCGTTTATTCCCAATGAATCAGGAAATCTCAAAATGAACCTGTTTTTCTTTTTGGGTTCATATGGAAAGGGCATTTTGGTTAACAAATCAGCCATATTATTTTGTTTTTAAATTTTCTTTTATTTTATTATAAATAGTGTCAATTAAATATTTTTCTATTTACTTTGAACTTTTTTTCAGTCAAACTTGCTATAAGTCCAGTTTATAAATATTAATATAATTTCTTTTCTCCTCCATGTGTTGATATTGTTTGAATAATATTTTCCGGGTCTTTTGATAATTCATCTTTAACTTTTTCTAAATTTCTTAAATCATCATCTGAAAAACCTATTTTAGGTATGAATCTATTACTAATATCATCTTTAAACATTACAGGTTTCTTTAATAGATTTGCTAAATATTTTACATATTGTTGAAATTCTCTTAAAGCTTCAACCTTTCCTTTTTCAGGACTTTGAGCAGAACCGGCTCCAAATGTTACAGGATAATACTTATTCATATCCATATAAGCATTTATAAGTTCTTTGTCTGTCATATCTTCTTCACCGGCAAACTTTCTAAACTTTCTTAAATTTTTAACCAATTCTTTTTTAGATATTCCTCTAAAATTAGTTTCAATCATATTTTCAATTGCCCTACGTAAAGCCAATGGTGAATGTCCTCTTGCTGTAACTATTGAAAAAATTGAACCCCCATTAATCGCCTCAACAAAGTCATCCCATGCTGGGCCTTCTTTCGCCATCATTGCATCAATAATGAACCTCTTATCCCCTTTGGTTCCAAAATTTCTGAATGGGTCGTCAGCAAATCCTACAACAGTTTTCTTTTTATATTCAAAAGGTTCAACCCCAACCTTTACACGATATTCCGCAAAGTCTTCAGTTGACATACCAACTTCTTCACCATCTTCTGTACGAAGTATTATTTGTGTCGGCATTGTAAGAATATTATCATCCCAATCAAATGCATAATATTTTAAATCGGGTGTGATTTCTTCATTAAATTCTTCTACTAAAAATATTTTCATATCTATAAATATTATGTAAAATAAAAACCCCCACTTTCGTGAGGGTTTTCAATTATTTTATCGTTGATTAAATATTTTCAAACGATGCTCCTGTTGGAGTAATTAAGAACTCAATGTCTATGAATTCAAGAGCTTTAGTTGGTTTGATATAAATCTTACCTACTAATTGGTTAGCATCTAAGTCTTCAGGTGTGTTTTGAACAGTAACTCTGAAGTCATATAAACCTCTGTCTCTTCTAATCGAATCTAAGATTGGATTAACTGAATCTAAGAACTGTTGTCTTACTAAGTTGTCGTTTTGTTCAAACAACAATCTTACCGCTACCGCTGAAATCAACTTACGAGCTTGTAATAACAATCTTCTTACGTTAATTCTGTCAAGAGCTGACTCTCTAATTTGAAGAGTTTTGTTACCCCAAATTACAGTTCCAACGTCGTTGAAAGTTGCAATTGGGTTAATTCTTCCCTTATAAAGAGTATCTCTATCTTCTTGAGTTAATCTCTTTCTTGCTCTGATAGCATTTACAATACCTCTTGTGTAACCCGCAGTTGCGAACCATGGGAACGCTATATTGTCAGTTAACGCTAAGTTTCTTGTAACTTCAGCAGTTGATGGAATATAGATTTGAGTATTGTTTACCGTGTCACGAGTAAGAACCCATGGATAGTAAGTTGCTGTGTAATTAGAGTCAATTCCTGTATTTTCTAAATTATCAACCGCTTCTTGTGGGTAAATTAAATTATCCATTGAAGTTGATGGTTGTAATAAGTTAAAGTCAGGAGTTGTACAGATGTAGATTGAATCCGCTCTGTCGTTTTCAACAATATCGATTGTTGCAGAAACTAAATCACTATTGTTAACATAGTCAACACCAGGTGTTACAAGAACATTGATGTTTGTTACTTCAGGATTTGCAAATGATTGTACACCTAACAAGTATGCGTAATAGTCAGTATTTGCGTAATCAACTGTGTTATCACCAACTGTGATTTGTTTAAATGCTCCCCATCCTGTAGCATCTGTGTACGGTGCACAAGATAGAGCTCCTTGTTTATATCCTGTGTTTCCTAAACGGAATCTGTCAGCGTTTGTTCTATATTCTCTGTATATATCCCATCCGTCAAATCCTGCTTGAACAAGGAATGTAAACTTACGAGAATATAAGAAGTAATATGGACTTGTTTGTGACGTAGGTTCTGAACTAAATGAACCAGCTCCAACTTCAAATGCTGTTTGACCACTGTTTTGGTAAACATTTGCTATAACAATAGAAGTCGCTCCTGAATCCATGTGGAAACCTTTTGTAACATTTGGCCAAAATACGTGAGAAGGTGGTGTACAAGTTGCCGAATTTGGATTTGGCATCCCTTTGTATTGGAAGAAATCAGGGTCATAACCTGGTGCGTCTGATGAGAACGCTACCGCTGAAGAAATACCTAAATAAGTTCTTCTTATGTTATCACCTGAACTAGCAGTAGTGTTAGAACCGTTAGAAGTTGTTCCAAATGGTGGGTTGTAAATAACTTCACCAGGATAGTCGTATTTTGTTTTGAAGATTTGGAATGGTGATTTTGCACCTGTGTAAGTTCTTGTTACAAAACCTTCAAATCCACAAGGAAGTGCATCTACAGGTGCCTCTTCATTTACTTCTACAAAAATATATTTCGACTGTACTGCATATTCACCATCAGATGAACCAACTTTTTTAGCCACATAACTATTTTCAGCCGGGTCCATACTACAGTTTGTAAACTTCTCTAAAACAACAGGATTCGCATCTGTATCAAAGAAATCACGAACAATAAGGTCAAATGTACCATTGTTAAATGATATGTTTGCAACGGACACTTTAATTTCAGTGTTCGCAGCATTACCATCAGCAATTGTATAAACTTTAAACAATCTATAAACTAAATTACCACGTAATTCCGAAACAACCCACGGAGATTCAGGTGTTTGGTATTGCTCAAGATAATAAGCGATAGATGATGTATCATTATTTCTCGCTTCAGGTAAAGAAATTAAACTACAATTCAAACCACGAATATAACCTTTATTATAACCGTAATTTAATAATGTCGGATAACGCTCTTCAACAAACAACGGAACTTCAGTTCTATCTTTAGCGAAGTTCTCAACACCAAATACTTTAGAAATATAGTTAGCGTTACCCGCATTAAACGAAGTTTCAAATTGGAATGCTGAATTTTCATAAGTTAAACCTGAAATCAAGAATGTACTAAATGGATTTTTAGTAACTCCCGAATAAGAACCTGTACAAATCATTTGTACGTCTGAAGTACCTGTTACTTGGTAATCAGGGCCGTTTTGTGTCGATGAATAATTTGTAATACCTCTTGAACGTAAAGTTGCCACAACTAAATCATTATAACCTGAATAAGTTAAACCTGAGAAGTTATAGATATTACCTGTTATAGAACCACTATAAGAACCTGACGTACCAGTTATTGTACTAATTCTACTAAAGAACGAATAACCATTGTAATTTTCACCTGTTGTTGGAGGTGTAAATGTAGCATAATACCATACATCATTAACTTCAGAACAATAATCAATACTTGAAGCACTTATTGCATTAACACCAAATACGTTTGTAGATGCTGAATATCCAGCAGCAATGTTTGCCGTAACTTGAGCTCCCGAAACCGCTCCAAAATAATAGATGGAAGATGCTGAAGTTGAATTAGAACCAATTACACCAAAAATTTGACTCTGAAGTTGAGCATAAATAGTTGATGAACCTCCACTATATGTTGTATAAGGAGTTGTTGCATTTGTAATTCCAACAGGTAAACCTGTAATTGTTACTGTTGATGTTGAAGCCGTTGTACCAACAAATGTTGCGGTAAATGGTGTTGCAGTACCTGTAAGTGCAACAGTATTACAATCTACATTAGCCACAGTTGTAATAGACCAAGATGGCCCTGCGTCATAACCTGATAATCCTAAGATTCTTGTTACAAACAATTGGTTAGATTGTTGAAGATATGACTTAGCAATATATGCTGCCTCATATTTTGGGATTTGTGTGTTCACAAATTTTTCAGGAGTAGTACCGCCGAAATAGGTTTCAAACTCTCCATAACTTGTGATGAAGATTGGTTCAAAAGCTGGGCCTTTTAAGGTTTCTCCAGCTATACCCAACGTGGTAATCCCAACACTTTGTGAAACAAATGATAAGTCTCTTTCTGATGTATATACACCTGGCGAGACGAAAACTTTGTTTGATGTTGCCATTTTTATTTTAAATGTTTTTGAAAATTTATTTATTGATAAATATTGTCTTTTTATTCAAAAACTAATACGTTAAGTAACTATTTATAAAACAGTAGGAATAAATTCTACCTTTTTTCTACCTTGAAAATTAAGAACATTAAAATATCACCTGAGAGTCACGAAATCTTAAAAAACTATTGTAACAAACATGGTTACAAAATTCATAAGTTTTTAGAAAAATTAATTATTGATACGTGTGTTGAAAAAAAAGATATTTATGGGGAGAATTAAAGTATTGTGGAAACTAATTTTATAGTACTACTTAAACTTCCATTTGTTTTAACGACAGTAATTGATAATTCATCACTATCATTAATTTGTATATAACCTGTTAACAACTGTGTTGAACTATCACCGTAATATAAACCATTAATGTATATTGCATAAGAGTTAACATTTTCACTACCCTCAACCTTTATGTTTGCAGTATAATTAAAAGTTTGAGTATATGCGGTGGTACCTACAGGATAATTTGCATTAAATTGGTATTGGTCAGGATTTGGGGGTAGTACCTTTTTTTTAACTTTTTTCTTTCTATTATCTAACTCAACCATAATCAAACTTCTACTAATTGCAGGTTTAACTTGGTATTCTTCTTCATCACTTAAAAACCCTTGTAAAGTAAAAGCGTAAGATTGGATGTAGTATCTTCTTTTTTCAACATCCATAACAGATTCATCTGAAATTTCATCTAAAGTTATTGGAATATAATGTCCTTTTATTTTAGTATAAGCCTGACGAGATGAAAATTTTTCAATAACAATTTGATTGAATTTATTCAATTCTCTCATTCTATTACAAATAATTTTAACAGAATATTTTATATCTACAGGAACTGGCTGGGGAATTGTGTATATATCCATACCTTTTCTTTGTCCGTCCCAAGTCGGTACCGCAGCGTAATAAAATTGTTTTCTATTAGGTATCGTATATTTTAAAGACGGTAATGTACCATATTTTACTTCAGGAGTTCTTACAGTTGTTATAATTGGTGGTTCAACGTTTTTATCTATGTTGTTAAAATCCCAAGTTTGTGTAAATTGAGCCCAGTTTTGAGTCGTCATTAAAATATCTACAACTTTAACTATTTTACCACTAACAACAGTTTTTAAATCATTTTTAACAAAATCTAAAAACCCTCTATCTAAATCTTCATGTAAAATAGATTTAGGCAAGTAAGTTCCATCCTTATTGATATCTTCAAGAAGTTCTAATCTTCGTTCATAACCAATAGGTGGGTATGTAAGGGGTAAAGTTTTTTTAATTTTAGGTAATCCCATTATAATCCTCTAAATTCGTTTTCCATTACAGGAGATGCGTTTATTGTTCTATAAAACGGTTTGTATCCTGCATAAGTATGTTTGTTATCTGAAACAACACGTCCGTCATTATTAACTACATAATATCTAACTCTACTTTCAGTTTCGTAATAACCAATATAATCACCATATTCTATATCAACTCCTAATTCATCAAGGTGTGATTGATATACTGATATTCTTGCGTTTCCCGGCTCTAACTGATTAATCTTACTTGTCCCAAGAAATTTATTTTCAGGGGCAACAATTTGTAAAAAAGCCTTAAACTCAACAGGTGGTAAAAATTTAATTCCGTCAACAGACGCTTCACCATATACATCATCTACATTTGTCTTCTGTTTGTCAACACGATATAATACAAGAGTGAAGTTCATATCACCTTCTAACCATTCTCTACCCATGTTGATATCCAAATTGTAATCTTCTGCACCGAAAAATTTACCTAATCTTGTTATTGGAACTATTCTATTTGACATATTGATAAATATTTCTTTTTTGATTATTATTATAGTTGTATAGTTAATTAAAATATTTTGACGACTTCTACGGGACATTTAAGTGTTGAGCAACAAGCAATATCCATTCTTGAAAATTATCAAGGCTCAAATAACTATATCCTTAAATTAAAGAAACAAATTGAGTCAAATAAAAAGTATGTCCCAACAAGAGCTCAATGTGATTATGTTATTGACTATAATTCAGTAGTTCCAAAAGTCGCTAAGAAATGGGTTGAGATTGACTCATACTTTTCACAAAAACTTGTTGCCGATAATCCATTCATTAAGGAACCTGATAAAATTTACGTTGAAAAGATTTTAATTGAAAAAGATAAATCATATCATATTTGGGGTAAGATTTTTAGTGGTGAAACTATTCATGATTTTTGGATACCAAAAGCGGCGGTTATCAAACAATACACCGAAAACTTGGTTGACGTTGATTACTCAAAATACGAAAACCGTCCACCACTTACTCACCAAAAAGAAGCAATTGAAAAGTTATTAAAAAACGACAAGTTTATTTTAGCAGATGACATGGGACTTGGTAAAACAACAAGTACTGTTATTGCTTCGTTAGAAAGTGGAGCTAATAGAGTGTTAATTATTTGTCCAGCGTCTCTCAAAATAAATTGGGAAAGAGAAATCAAAAACTATACTGACAAATCAGTTTATATCTGTGAGGGTAAGAAGTTTGAACAAGCGGACTACGTTATTGTTAACTACGACATTCTTAAAAACTTCCATGACCCAAAAGATAAGTTAAACTCAATAATTCTTAATTCAAAGTTTGATTTAGTTGTTATAGATGAAGCACATTATGTTTCAAACGCTCAAGCTCAAAGAACAAAGATTATAATGGATGTAACCAAGAATATTAAAAAATTATGGTTACTAACGGGAACACCAATGACTTCTCGTCCAATGAATTATTACAATATCTTAAAACTTATTGATAGTCCTGTAAGTCAAAACTGGCAAGCATACGCAATTAGATATTGTGGTGGATATCAGTTTAGAGTTGGTGGTAAAAAGATTTGGAATGTTACAGGAGCGTCAAACTTGGAAGAGTTGAGAGAAAGGACTTCTCGTCAAATTTTAAGAAGATTAAAAACTGATGTTTTAGATTTACCTGAAAAAATTATGACTCCTGTTTACCTTCGTTTGAAATCAAGGTTATATGAAGGATTGATGGGTGAGTATTATGATTGGTATAACAACAGACAAGACGAATCAAAGTCATTATCTGTTCAGTTTACAAAACTGATGAAAGTAAGACAAGTAATTGCCGAAGAAAAAATACCAATTACAATTGAACTTGCTGAGAACATTATCGAACAAGGTAAAAAAGTTATTATCTTTAGTAACTTTACCGAACCACTTAAAAAGATACACGAACATTTTGGTAAAAAATCTGTTTATTTAGATGGGTCAACATCAAAACCTGCAAGACAAGATGCGGTTGACAAGTTCCAAGAGAGTGATAAAATACAAGTTTTTTGTGGTAATATGAAAGCCGCAGGTGTTGGATTAACACTTACTGCGGGTGAAGCTGTTATTATGAATGACCTATCATTTGTACCGGCAGAACATTCCCAAGCTGAAGACCGAGCATACAGATACGGACAAAAAAATTCAGTTTCAGTATATTACCCACTATTTGAAAATACAATTGAGGGTGTTATCTACGACATTCTGATAAAGAAGAAACAGATTATTGGTACGGTTATGGGTGATGTTGATGAAAATTCTGTAGATATTGTTGAACAAATACTTAACGAAATCAATAGTAAGTAAGTATTTATAATTAATGAAATCGTTAAATTTAGTATCAGAGTCATTAGTTAGTCGTATATTAGGTGAGGAAACTCAACCTGAAACCAAATTCTTTATTAACGAAATGAAAACCATAGGTATTGATAAATTACCTTACGGTTACGCATCATTAAGAAGATTTATTGACCCTGAAACAATGAAGTTTCATTATCAGAAACATTACAAAGGGTATGTTAAAAAATTAAATTCAGCTCTTCGTAAAAAAGATTATGGGGATGTTGAATTAGAAAACATTGTTAAACAAATTTCAAAGTATAATACAACAATAAGAAACAACGCAGGTGGAGCATTTAATCACGCATTGTTTTGGAAGATGTTATCACCAACCCCACAAAAACCAAGTGGTGAAGTGTTTGAAAAGATTGTTAAACAATTTGGAACATATCGTAACTTCAAAACTAAATTTGAAGAAATCTCAAGAAAAAGATTTGGTTCAGGATGGTGTTGGTTAGTATTAACCGATACTGGTAGATTAAAAGTTATGTCGACTTCAAATCAGGATAATCCACTTATGAACATAATAAACAAGGGTGGTTTTCCGTTGTTAGGTTTAGATTTGTGGGAACACGCTTATTATTTAAAATACCAAAACAAAAGAGACGAATATATTGAAAATTTTTGGGACGTAATTAATTGGGAATTTGTTAACGAGTTATACAAATCAAAAACTGAAAAAAAATTGAACGAATCAATTTCACCAAAAAAACTTTTATACGAAAACGTATCTGATTATTCAGATATTTTTAGTAACAACAAAAATGTTCTTTGGACTTATAGAAGATGTATTGACAATACACTGAAAAGAGTTTTATCTGATAAATGGTATGAAAACAATCAACACTCTGAAGGTTCATCTTCAGGTATTTACGATTTAGAAGCTCCTGGTCGTTCAGTAATTAATAAATTAAATACAAACTATATTGGGTTTAAAATTTTAGTTGATGATTTAAATGTGGTACTTACAAAATTAAATAAACCCACATTAAATTTTATTGGGGTAACACCTTCACAACAAGTAGAAGAAATAAACAAATTTTGTGAGTATTTGGGTTTTTTTGGTGAAAGAATTTTTAAAGGGTCTAAAACTCTTGATAAAATTATGAAACTTTTAAAAAGAACACATGACAAAGGTGGTCAACTTGAAGAGTATGTTGCAAAAAAAATCAATCAAGAATTTGGTGAAGGAACTGCTACTGTAGTAGGTAGTTTAGGTTCAAAAGAAGATTTTGCAGGAACTGATTTAACAGTAAATTTTGATAACAAAATACAAAACGCTCAAGTAAAACCAATTTTAAGTATGGAAGTAATTGAAGGTTTCTATCATATCAAAATCAAAGGGTTTGTTAAAAAATTCAATACCGACTTGTTAATTTTCTCAAATCTTAATAAAGAAGTTTACATTTTTAAAAACAAAACTGTTGCTTTTAGTTCAAGTATGTTTAAAATTCCAACACAAGATTTAATTTATACTCTGAATTGATATTTATATAAAAATATCATTTCATGAATACAATAATCGCAGAACCTTACAGAAGTCAACTATACACAAAAGTTAGACACGTATTAGGTGCACCAATTCGTTCAATTGAATTAGAAGATGAACAAATGGACTCAATCTTAGAATTTTCTATCGGAGATTATGCTCAGTATGTACAAGATTGGTTAATTGAATCACAATGGACATCATTAAATAATCTAAATTTAGACACACAATCTTTATCAAGAGCTTTTGTAACAAAAAGTTTGGATTTTGAAAATAGATATGCTCAGGCTTATTCCAAAATAGTTGGGTTACAATCATCACCTCTTGGGGATTGGGTTCTTAAAAAAGATTATATCACATTAGTTCCAAATCAACAAATTTATGAAATTCCAGCAGGTCGTGAAATTAATGAATTATTATGGTTTACACCAACCGCTCTTAATAATGTATTATTTGACCCATGGAGTTTTGGTGCGTTAGGTGGATATGGTATGGCAGGGCCAGCAGGTTATTCTCAAATGGGTTATACTGGTTCATACTTTATGATGCCAGCGTTTGATATGTTGTTAAGATTACAAGAAATTAATATTCAAAGAAGAATTATTGCAGGTGATTTAACTTATAGAATAACAGGTTTACCTAATGGTAAAAAGGCAATTCATTTGATGCAAACACCTGGTGGTAAATTTGACTTCGGTAACTCATCATTAAGAAATTCACAAGTTTGGTATTGGTATTATGATGTTGGCCCTGAGGATAGAGACGCTTGTTTGGCCGCAAATCCTGATATTATTAAACTACCTTCAGATGTACCTATGAACTCAATTGCATGGGCGGATTTAAATGAACCGGCACAACAATGGGTTAGAAGATATTTTGTAGCAGGATGTAAAGAAACATTAGCCAAAGTAAGAGGAAAATACTCAGGAAACTTAAAAACACCTGATTCTGAATTAACAATGGATTACGCTTCATTGGCAACTGAGGGTAAAGATGAAAAAACAAAACTTATTGAAGAATTAATTGGTGCCGACGGTAGATTGACAAGATTACGTCCTGAAAAAATAATGGAACGAGAAGCATTAATTGCTGAAAATCTAAACAAACAAATGAAGTTTAGAGCGTTCCCAAGAAATATGTATGTTATTTAATTTATGAGTGTTCAAAAATCAATTCCGATGAGAAGAGTCATCGGAAACCAAGTATTAACAACTTCTGAAGTATGTATGATTTCGGATGAAAAATATACAACTGAAGGTGAAAGTGTTGTAATTACAAAAGAATTAGATGAAATTGAAATTGTTTTAAATCATAACAATACTGACCATGTAATAGTAAAAGCACTTACTAATACAAAAATCAAACCCATTGAGGGTTTGATTGATGAAGAGTTTAATGAAATTAATATTGAAAAGGGAGCTTGTGTTGAACTATACTACGCATTTGGTTCTTGGTTTATAGTTTCATCAGACGGGTTGAAACAGTATTAAACCATTTCTTCCCATCCTTCTTCCGCTAATTCATAAATGTATTCAGGGTCAATTCCTCGTTTACCCCAATACACCATTTCTTGGTCTGTAATAGTTAACAAATCTTCAATACTATCTTGGTCGGCAGGTTCAAAAGGAACACCATTAATTAGTTTACATTGTTCTTTGGTAAATAAAGCTCTGTCTTTAGGGTCGGTAACAATTAGATTATTTCTAACTTCTTCATTAAACACAATTAACAAAGGTTCAATTCTTTTATTAAATGTAACAATCGCTCTAGCTACGTTATATTCACCTGTCATATCAGGATTTGATTCCAATTCAGATGGGTCAAGACGATAACAATTAAGTTTTACATACGATTCAACCATTTCACGAGGTATTTTACCATATCCTTCCATCATATTATCCAAATCAGATTGTGACCATCCTTTTTTAGGTTTATTAACCTTTTGAACGTCACCATGTGATGCTTTCACACCATTGTTCACATAGAATATCACATCACCTAAACTAACCGCAATTCCATCTCTCATTGCCAATTCCATATGAGCCATACGAGACATTTCATTACCGGCCTTGGTCTTTTCCTTTGAACGTTTGTTATAATCATCAATTGATAATTTAACTTTCGCTCTTTGGGCAATCTTCATTAAAGGAATTTGTTGGTTAAAGATTACTTCTAAATATTCATAATACCACTCAACAAATGCTTGTCCATTACCTTCTAACAACATCTTAATTCCTTTATCCAAAAAGTCCTCAATGTAAAGTGGTAATTTCTTACTCTTGATTGAGTTACCTGTGAGTTTAATCTTACCATTATGTTCCATTGTTGCGTAGTTCTTACGAGCAATGTTCATACAGGATTTCCAAGTTCCATCACAATCAAGTCCCATAGCCCCTTTCATAAACATATCGTTAAACTCGGCAACATCAGCGTCGTAACCTGTGTATTCTTTACCTTCTTTAACTAACCAATTTTTACCCTTACCGATGTATCTTCTATCATCAACACCACCTTCAGGTAACGAGAAATTCATACCATCCGTATCACATACAAGTGGGGTATATCCTCGTTTCATAAAGAAACGTAACATCTGACGAAGGTATTGTCGTCCTGTACAGGTAATCTGTTCACCCATATACATGTCACCCCAGTGATATACTTGTGGAGCGGATAACGCTCCGAACATTGAGTTGATGAAAATCTTAATTGGTAATTGTTTTCTGTCGTAAGATGTTGCTTGTTTTTTATCAATATCCTGATATTCTTTCGCCAAGTTTTTATACTTGATACGAGTATTACGGAAGTAATTTAACATTCCTTTCATTGCTCCTGTAATATCACAAGTTGGGAATACATCGTGAACAAGTTGTATTGACGGATAAAGTGATGAGAAGTCAAGTTTCAATACATCTGTTGAATAACCTACTTTAAGTAGTCGTGATAAACCACCAACAAATTCTGTCTTTTCATTCTTAGCAGGAATAGCCAACATGTGTTTATAAGACCATGCTCTCATTTGGATTTCCCATAATGTTGCAGTTCCCATTGTAGAAACCCTTTCATATGTTGTTGGAACCAAAGATGCAAGTAAGAATGAACCCTGATTGAATTCTTCATCAACCGTTAAAGTTTCCTCCAAGTCATCGTCAAGATATCGTTCAACCAAATCATCACCTGTTGTTTTGATATATATGTTTGAATGTTTAGAACACGCTTCGTCAATCTTTGGGTCAACCCCCACTTTTTTATATTTTCCGTTTTGAATGTTTAACCAAAACTCTTCTTTCTTTGCATAAAATGGACCAATATCTGTGTGGTCAATATAAACACGGTCAGGTGCTTCAGCCTTAATGTATTGGGTAATATATTTCAAACCCGCAGATTTGATAGATGAGTTGATTGCCTGAGCTCTTCTAACTGCGTGTAACGTATCAACAACGTTATAACCCCACATAGATGTCTGATTAAATCTCTCAACCTCATTTGCAAGTTTTAATAAACTTTCAGATTGTTTAATTGGATTGATTGGATTAAGAGTTTTGGCAACTTTCTTAATATCCAACTTTAAAGCTTTGGCTCTTTCAAATAACCAAAACCAGTCAAAGTTAAATCCGTTATAAGACGCGATGATACTTGGTTTAAGTTCATCTATGGTATTAAAAAATTTAATAATACCTTCTCTTTCTTGTTCTTCAGTTGAACACTCAATTACCTGACTAAAACCTTTATTGGTTTTCATTCCTATCATGAATATACGACCATCCTTTGGTTCTAATGCGGTCGTCTCTAAGTCAAATACAAACCTCGTAATACTGTTGTAATCGTCAAATCCCTTGAATAATCGTTTTTCTTTTGTAACCAAGAATTGTTCAACAGGTGGTAATATTAATACTAAACCTTTTGTTGTTTCACCCCATGGGTCAACACCACCATCTCTAAAAAATTGGATGAGAGAACGATATCCGTTTAAGGATTTAACCATAAAGGTTAAACCTTTTTCTAATCTTTCGTTACCATCAGTTCTTAATTTTTCAATGACAATTTTATGTTTTGTCATTGCCTCTTTTTGTAATGCTTTTGAGGATTTATAAAAATTTAACCCACGTAAATCACCTACCCAAGCAAATGGGATGAAGGTATCTTTTTTAATTTGTTTTCCGTGAATTGGGTGTTCGATAATTTTCCAAACACAATCTTTGACGTAATCGTATTCGACACTGACGATATATTTTTCGTCATCATTTCCCTGAAGGAAATTTTCAATTTCTTCGTTTGATATCATAAAATTTAAAATGGTGTATTTGCTTCCGAAATTAAGGTCGGAATTTACCTTGTATGGTAAGTTTAACCAATCAAATATTATAAGTCAAATTAAATTTAAGCTTGTTTCTGAATTTGTATTTTGTTTTCTGCGGTAAATGTTCTGGCTGAGAATGTGTAAAGACTTTCACCAGCGTAGTCTATAGTTTGATTTACACCATTACAATCCACATAATTTAAAGTTAAGTCAGGTGGTAATGTTTGACAATAAGTCGTCGCTTGGAAATTATAACAACTTGTAGATGAATAAGTTCCTAAATCAATTAAATCAAATCCGTCAGGTGATGCTGGACCTGATATCCATCGTGGCGGATAACTCGCGTAAGACACAACTGTCATATAACCAATATCACTAAGAGAACCTAAAGTTTGACTAACATAATTACCATTAATATCTCTATATTGAACAACCATACTTGATACTGAACAGTCACCATTCTTTTCATTACCAATCACATACATATTTAAAGGTTCCGCAGGTGATGGTGATGGAGTTAAACTAACTGTAGGAGTTACCGTTGGTGTTTTAGTTACTGTTGGCGTGTTAGTTGGGGTTGATGTTATTGTTGGAGTTTGTGTAACTGTTGGTGTATTTGTAGGAGTTTGACTTGGAGTTACAGTATTAGTTGGAGTTTGAGTTACAGTTGCGGTATTAGTAGGGGTTTGGGTTACGGTAGGAGTATTTGTTGGTGTATTTGTTGGTGTTTCAGTATTAGTTGGAGTAGGTGTTGTTGTTGGTGTTGGAGACGCGTAAATTGTTGGAGTAACCGATGGTGTTGGCGTAATAGTTGGAGTAACTGATGGTGTTGGTGTGACGGTAGGTGTCGGTGTTGGTGTTGGTCTACTTGGGTCAAAACAAGTTAAAATTAAAGTTTGGTCATCCTCAATTAAATGTAAATAAAAGTTATTATAACAACAATTAGGTATTGTAGTATTGTTAACTGTAAATGGGAATGTCTGACCTGATGTAATCAAATATCTTGGATTTGATTCTGAAACATCATAATATAAATTAAATGTTCTATCGGCAAAAGTAGTTGAGGTAACTGTAAGATTATTACCTGAAACTAATAAACAAATATCGTTAATTAATCCGTCAGAACAATCGGGACATCCGTAGTCAAAAAGTAAAAACGGACTTTTTAAAATATCAAAATTATGTATAACTTCAGGATAACTTAATGGTTCTGTATACATTCTGAATTGAGAAATTGCACCATCAAACGTTCCACCAAAAGTTGGTTCTAATAGTATATTGGTTGTTAAACCTGATAATGAAGTTCCTGACAATGTTTGATTTGGCATAACCTCAGGGTCTTGCATGTATGTCAATCCTGTTAAGGTTGTTGGACATCCGGTAAAAGTTAAACTCTCTCTTAAACCTTGTGTTCCACCACCCCAAGAAATATTAAATGGAACACCTAATTGTTTTTCTTTTTCTGTATTTAGAGCTCTTGGGATTACCTCTTCAAATCCGTTAATAACATAGAATAATCTTCCGTTAATATAGATTTTTAACACACCTAATCTATCTTCTCTCTCAATTAACCATCTTTCATTTAGGTTAACTATCTCAACTTGTTCCGCAGGTGTTGAACCTGTATGTGTTATTGGTGGTTCGATTAATAATACGGTATTATTTGATAAACTATCAACATATTCTGTATCACTAATTAGTCCTAACCCTCCTCTGTAATATAAATCACAAGTATCAAAATAAGTACTTCTTTCCCACACACAATCTACTAAAATCCAATGTTCTTTTGTTGTATAATCAGAATTTAAACTTTCACAATAATCAAAAATTTGATTTGATGAACAATATTCAGTAATAGTATATCCTGTTTGATATGTAATACCTGTTGTTGGACAAGTACCAGTAGTGACACATCCACCTGTAAATGTTAATACTTTAACACAAACTTTTGGATTTTTAGGGTCACCTGATAACCTCAATGAAAATGAATTTGACATTGAATCGTATAACGGGTCTTTGTCACTATTTGGAACTTGGGTGGTTGCGTTACACCCACAATTACAATCTGTATTATGTTGTGGACTATAAACCAAAGGTTCATATACTTCAACACATCTTGAATTGGTCACACCCGTGTTTGAACAAGCACAAGTTTCTAAACATCCACTTAAAACACTTGTAACTCTTGTGTATCCACTATCTGAAGATGGTGAACCTGATGCGTGATGGTAGAATTTATTTTCAGCTCTCGCCCCAAAGTAGAAAAAAGTATTTTCATTTTCAGGATATGTTAAATTTAAAGTTGTTTGAGATGATGTCGGCGCAAATTCATCAACATATCTTGGTCTAATTAACATTTCAACAGTCCATCCTTCGTTTGTTCTACTTGGAAATGTTTCGTAGTCATATCCAAACAATCTAAAGAAACCTTGATAAAACCCTCCATACAATTGATTGTAATATGTAATAGTATAACCTGATTCTGAAACCATATTATACAAAGTTTGTTTTGTATTTCCTGAAAATCTTTCGTTTGGAGGATTCGTATATCCAGTTACCTGAAATAATTTTGTTCTTCTATCAAAATAATATCTATCCCACTTACTTGACCCAGTAAATAAACCCATTGTGTAATTAATTGTTTCACCTGTCATCTGTGGTACTAAACCATTATCTATGCCTGTTAATCCAATATCACATAATGTAGATGCGGTTAAACAATTTAAATCATCATTTAGTGGATTGTAATAATTTAATGAAACTAAAGTATTACCTGATAAAAAATCACCATAGTTAATTGTTAGTTCTTGTGATGATAAAGGATTATTTAAATCAAAATAAATAGGTAATCTATTACCATCATTATAACCAATAAGATTAGTTGAAAATACAACTTCTTCGTTATAATCTTTTTCATCCGATGCTAAACAAATGTCAAAAATTTTTGGGACAGGTTTAACATACCACTTTTTAAAATTGAATTGATTTATATTCTGTTGAGCCATTCTATTGATAAATAGTTAAATCCAAGTATTTATATGTAAAAAGCCAAATGGAATTTAATAAAGAATATTTTAGTTCACCATATTACTTCTATATCAAAGAGGGGAAGCAAGATATTTCTGTATATTTTAGTGTTTCTAATACATTAACTGAAGCCAGAAAAAAAGATGAAGTTGTTAAATTCGACAAGAAAGATAAAAAAGAGGTTGAAAAAACAATTTCAAAAATTCAAAAAGAAAAAAAATTAAAAAATAATTCTGACGTTAAAAAAACTTTAAATAAGAAAAAAGACGAATTAGAAGAATTAGTTGATTATGATGGAAGTTTTTTAAGTTCTAAAATTCCAATTTTTAATCCTTATCTTTCACCAAAGAGTACAATGGACCAGGAGGTTGTTGCAACAAGACAAACAAACAATCCTGTTACTCGTGGATATCGTGTATATTGGGGTGAGGGTGAGGAAGAAACTGACGAGGTAATTAATGAAACTGACTTTTCAGATGCATTTGGATATGAAGAAACAAAAGACAAAAATGGCCCTGAAACTTTCAAAACATTTGTTAAAGAGTTAGGTTTAGATAAAGAAGAGGCGGCTGAAAGAACAAGACAACAAGGTAAAGAACCTGACGCTAAAAAACATAGACAAAAATTAGAAAGAGTTCCCAAAAAAATTAAAAAACAAAAAGGTTTTATTGATAGAATGACTATTTCTGAAAAAGAAAATTTGGAAGAAGAGAAAAAAGAAATGATGAAAAAAATGGTTGAAGATATAGTTCTTAAGAAAAAATCAGGTGACAAAGAAATGGGTAAGAAAAGTGGGTTGAGTAAAGTCCTTATGAAAAATTTAGAAAATATTAAAAAATTGGCCGACAAAGAAGGTATTGAAATAAATGACTTGGTTAAAATACTTAAGAAATGAATAGTGAAATGTATGGAAATACATACGAGGTTCCTCACAACGTATTATCGTCTTTAGAAAATTTTAAAGACGAAAAAACTATTCATAATATTTTTACAAATGGATTTTTAACATATCAAAATATGAAGAAAATACTTCATGATATTGATAATGGTAAATTTGGTAATAAAGATTTAAGTACTTTAAAATCATTTATAACACAAAATTTAGATTCAGATAGAGGAAGTATTAAGAGACAAAAAAGAGATGCTTCGGATTCAGGAATGCAAAACCAATATTTATCAACACATAGAAAAGATAATGTTAGGGATTTAAACAGACCTTCTAAAAGTCATCACTCTATTTATGAAGATTACAATAAAGAAGTTGTAGATAATTTAAAAAGAATAAACGAAATAATGAAAAAATTATAAAATTATGGCATCAAAAGTTCCAATAGATTTAAACCAACCAGATAATACTTTAAGTGCTATTGCCGAAAAAGTTAGAAAAGACTTGGTTACAAGAAATGATTATAAATCAAATGCTAATGAATATGGTGTAACTAATCCTGACGCTATCTCTGATGGTGACGGTAAAGGAAGAGGAACAGGAGTATTTTTAGATATATTTAATGGTGGTACATCTACAGACCAAGTTACTAAAGTTGATAATATTAAACTAAACAAATACAGTTCAAAAAATCCTTATAATTCACCTTCAACAGAATGAAGCTTTACAACGTCATAAAACAACTTATTTTTGAAGCAAGTAGTGAAGAAATTACTAATGCAATAAAAAATAGAAATGTTGCAATAATTTACTATGACGGAGAAGATAACGGTGGTAAGGGACTTCGTGTTATTGAACCTTTTTGTTACGGAACATCAAAAAGAGGTAACAAAGTAATAAGAGCATGGGAAAGAGAAGGTGCTTCACACACCGCAACAATAGGTGACCAACCATTACCAGGTTGGAGATTATTTAGGGTGGATAGAATTGGAAGCTTTTCATCTGACCCACGTGAAAAATTTGATGTAATAAGACCAAATTACAATCCTGAAGATAAAGGAATGGTCGGATTAAGAGTATGTACAAAATTTGAATTAGAAAATGAATGATTTAATGCAAAAACTAATGTTGTCTAAAGAAATTATGAATAGACACGACGAAATGGACAAGGGAAGTTCATCTAAAAGGTCATCATCAACTCAACAATTAGTTAGAGAATATGATGAGGCTCCTATACCCGCAACTTATAATATACCACAAGAATTTTTAGCACAAGAACAACCAAAAGCAGTTGCCCCAAAAGTTATGACAGAAGATAGAATAAAAAATTCTAAACTACCTGACGCAATCAAAAGATTGATGATGGAACACCCAATAGACCAACCACAACAATATCAGGCAACAATTTCAGATGATGTTATTGAAAAAGCCGCAAGACTAATGGGTAATAACAAAACCCAAGTTGCAGAATCAAAAAAACAAGAACCATCATACACATCTAACGGATTATCTGCGTCGGATATTAAAAAAATTGTAAGGGAAACGGTTGAAGAAGTTTTAAGTGAAAATGGACTTCTTGTTGAGTCTTCTCAAAAATCAAATGAAATTATGACTATCAAAGTAGGTAAACACATTTTTGAAGGTAAAATTTCAAAAGTTAAAAAAGTTCAATAAAATTAAATACACTAAAAATTTTGTCCTCCTTGTGAGGACTTTTTTTTTGTTATAGTTGAATTATAAATGTCTTTCTATTATCTTTTAGATTATGAAAGAAAAAATTAAAGTTTTAGTTATCCCTTCTGACACTACAGGTGTTGGAAGATTTAGGTCAATCACTCCTCATACTCATTTACAATCAAAATACGGTGAAGATTTTCATGTTGATATTGAATTCAACCCTGATTTGACTAATATAAATTATTTTAAGGATTATCAAATAATTCACTATCACCGTTCTCTTGGTCAAGATATGGATAAGTCAGTACAAATAGTACCGATTCTTAATTCTTTGGGCATTATTACTATCTGTGATTTAGATGATTACTGGTTACCTGGCAAAGAACATCCTCTTCATCAGTTGATTGTACAAGAAAAAATACATGAAAAAATTATTGCAAATTTAAAAGTTGCTCAATATGTAACTACAACAACTGAGTTATTTGCGGATGAAATACGTAAATACAATAAAAATGTTGTAATTTTTCCAAATGCAATTGACCAAAATGAAGCTCAATTTAAAGAACCTACTGAAGAATCTGATTTAGTTAGAATTGGTTGGTTAGGTGGTTCATCTCACTTACATGATTTAAAACTTCTTGACGGTATGGTTTCAAAACTATCAGACATACAAAAAAATCTTCAATTTGTTGTTTGTGGTTTTGACACACGTGGTATGATGACAGAAATTAATCAGGCAACTGGAGAACAAACAAGAAGACCAATTAAACCACACGAAACTGTATGGTATGATTACGAAAAGATTTTTACAAACAATTACTCAATTGTTACACCTGAATATAAAAAACATTTAGAACTTTTTGTTCAAACACCTTACGAAAATGAACAAAACCAACCATACAGAAGAGTTTGGACAAAACCTGTTACATCTTATGCTCGTAATTATTCAAAATTTGACATATCTTTGGCACCAATTAAACAACATATGTTTAACAAAGTAAAATCACAACTTAAAGTTATTGAAGCAGGTTTTTATAAAAAAGCATTAATCGCCAGTAACTATGGGCCATATACTATTGATTTAAAACACGCAATGAAAAATGGTGAATTTACTGATGGTAACGCTCTTTTAGTTGATGACGCAAGAAATCATAGTGATTGGGCTAAATATGTTAAAAAATTGGTTCAAAACCCAAATATGAGAATTGACATGGGTGAAAGATTATATGAATATGTTTCACAAAGATATAGTTTAGATGTAGTAACAAAAACAAGAGCAGAATTTTATAAATCAATCGTATGATAAAACACCCATTACACAAAATTTTATTTATTGACATTGAAACTGTCGGGGTTTCAAGTAACTATGAAAATTTTAAAAAGGATTATCCTGAACTTCATTTCCAATTTATCAATTATTTAGATTGGTTTCAAAAAAGGTTTCCTGAAGACGCTGAAAAAAGTATTGATGAAATTTTTGTTAATCGTGCGGCTTTAGTTCCTGAGTTCTCAAAGATTGTTTGTGTTTCAGTAGGATTTCTTGACCCAAAGGGTGACATTAAAAAACAAAGTTTTTTTAACTCAGATGAAAAAGTATTACTTACAGATGTAAACACATTGTTAAATCGAGTTGATAAGTTAGGTTTTATCCTTTGTGGACATAATCTTAAAAACTTTGATATTCCTGTATTGGCAAAAAGAATGTTAGTTAATGGTATTTTACCATCATCTATCCTTCCATCTTACGATACTAAACCTTGGGAGATTAAAGCAATTGATACAAAAGAAATTTGGCAATATGGACAATTTGGAGCAATAAGTTCATTAGAACTAATGTGTGTATCTCTTGGTGTTGAGACTTCTAAAAATATGGAAGTCACGGGAAATAAAGTTCACAACGCATTTTGGAATAAAAACAAATACCAAGAAATCCAAGATTATTGTGAGAAAGATGTTGAAGTACTAATTAAAGTTTTAATAAAATTAACAAATTTATGAGTGAAAAATTTAATTTTGCAAGAGAATTAGAAGAATTAAAAAAATTGGTTGATGACTTTAGTCAATTACAGGAACAAGAATTAAATGATGAATTAGGGTTCGATATTAAGGAATTTGAGGATGCAAATCAATTTATTGGGGATGGAAAAATTACAATAAATTTTGTTTCAACGAATGAAAAAGAATTGAATTACGCGTACGAATCAGACAGTGGATTTGATTTATACGCAAATGAAGAAGTTAAAATACCTGCATTTGGTAGGGCTTTAGTTCCAACAGGTGTTTCAGTTGATTTACCCCAAGACTTTGAGATACAAGTTAGGTCAAAGAGCGGTTTAGCCATCAATCAAGGGTTAATGGTTTTAAACTCCCCAGGAACTGTAGATGAAGGTTATACTGGTGAAATTAAAGCCATTATTTTTAATACAAACAACCATGAATTTGTGATAACAAAAGGTATGAAAGTCGCTCAAGCGGTAGTTGCAAGATGTATTACAGGTAGATGGGTTAATTTGAAAAAAGTAGATAAAATAGAAGAAAAAGATAGAGGTAGTAAAGGTTTTGGGAGTACAGGGATATGATAACAATAATATACTCAACACATAAAGACGAAAATTATAATAAAAAATTTAAACAACATTTATTAGAAAGTGTTGATTTGAAAAATGTTCAAATATTAGAATACCAAAACAATAATCAATATTCGTTGGCTCAAATTTATAATAGTGGAATAACAGAATCAAATTATGATATTGTTGTTTGTTGTCATAATGATATTAAATTAGAAAAAGGATGGGGTAAAAAATTATTAAGAGATTTTGAAGAAAATCTTGATTTTGGTATTTTAGGTAAGGCTGGTTCATGTTATTTTCCTAAATCAGGTGTTTATTGGGAAAATATGCACAATACAATGGTCGGTCATGTGTATCACCAACCTGAAGGTCAACCAAAGTGGATTAGTAAATACTCGGCCAAATTACCTAAACCAATACCAGTTGTCACATTAGACGGATTATTTTTATCGTTTAATAAAAATAAAATAAAACACACATTTGATGAAACTATTGGTAAATTTCATTTTTATGACCACCCGTTTTGTTTGAGTAATTTTTTGGATGGTGTTAAATTAGGGGTAACTTTTTCATTCGATATTACACACCAATCTGTTGGTCAACCAAACCATGAATTTTATAATAGTAAAATTACATTTTTAGAAAAATACGGACAATTTTTGCCTATTGTAATTTATCCCGAAATTTATATCCCAAGAATACAAAGAAAACCAATAAAAATTGATGGTAAAGTTGCAATTATTATCCCACATAAAGATAATTTTTCTTTATTAAAAAAATGTATTTTATCTTATTTTGATAATTGTGATGAAACTATTTTTGATATTTTTGTTGCGGATACGGGTTCTTCTAAACTTGAAAAAAAAGCTATTAAAAATTTTATATTTAATTATTCAAATATAAAGTTGATTGAATATGATTATTATAATTTTGCAAAAATTAATAATGATGTAGTTAAAAATCATTTATTTAACGAACATACGTACATTTTATTTAGTAACAATGATATTGAACTTTTAAATGATGTGATTTATGGTATGTTAAAAATACATAAGACTATTCCCGCAGTTGGTACTGTTGGTTGTAGATTACATTTTAAAAATAAATTAATCCAACATGATGGAGTAATCATTGTAAGTGATAAAGAAAATAAAATTCAAATGCACCATAGTGGTATTAATTCTCATTATAACTTTCAAAATCAAATAAAAAAAGTACCAATCACTACAGGTGCTCTTATGATGGTATATAGAAAGGTTTTTGAAAAATTAAATTATTTTAATGAATCATATACTGAATGTTTTGAAGATGTTGAATTTAATTTAAAATGTTTGATAAATGGATATACTAATTATTTAGATGGTAATTTAGTATCATATCACTATGAAAGTCAAACAAGAAATTTAAATTATGATAAAAATGAAAGAGTGATTGAAGATTATAAAAAAACATTATCGCCTTTTATTTCAAACAATTTTAATAAATTACAAAAATTTATATTATCAATCTAATGGAAGAGAAAAAATTAAAAATTTTATTTGGGTGTCTTTTATACCGAGACTTCACAGGTTCTGAAATGTATGTATTTGAACTTTGTAAAAATTTAGTTAAAAACGGACATGATGTTAGTGTAGTTTCACCTTCAATAGAAGGTCCAATAAGATACCTATCAGAATCATTAGGAATTAAAGTTTACGATTTCAACAATGCCCCTGTTCATGAAAATTTTGATATAATACACGGACAACATTATCCTGTTGTTGAAATTTTGGTACACGCATTCCCAAACACACCAATAATTACAACAATTCATTCTGAAGTTATTGAATTAGAAAATCCAGTAATTTCTCCAAATATTAAAAAATACATCTGTATAAGACCTGAAATTAAACAACATATTATTAATAATTTTAAAATTGATATTAATTCAACTACAATTATTTATAACCCAATAGATGAATCAAGATTTAATCAAAACAATACTGAAAATTCTAACTCAGTACTTTTTGTCGGTACTATAGATTATTTACGTAAAAATTCAATTTTTGATATTTCAGATTATTGTGAAAAAAACAATAAAGAACTTTGGTTAGTTGGTAAAAACCACTCAAATTATTTGAATGAACTAACAACTAAACCACATGTTAAATACTTTAGTGAAACAAGTTCTGTTGAGGAGTTCACAAAAAAATGTGGTGAAACTGCGGGTATATTATTGGGTAGAACAACTATTGAAGGATGGATGTGTGGCAAAAAGGGTTGGATTTATAATATCAATAGTAATGGGAATATTATTGATAAAAAATTACACGATGTCCCTGAAAATATTGGTCAATTTGAATCGTCAAATGTTTGTAAAGAAATAACAAACGAATATATTAAAATATTAAATCAATGAAAAAAACAATCATAACTATCACCGGTATTAGACCCGATTTTATAAGAATGTCTGAAATTTTTAAAAAATTAGATAACAATTTTAATCATATATTAATACACACAGGACAACATTATGATAAAATGTTATCTGATGTATTTTTTGATGAGTTATCAATACGTAAACCTGATTTTAATTTAGAAATCGGCTCAAAGGGAAAAGAACATTTTCACCAACAGGCAGATTTATCTGTCAAAATAATTGACTTAATCCGTAATGAAAATATAAATCCTGATTTAATAATTTTTTTAGGTGATTCAAATTCGGCTTTAGCATCGGTACCTCTTAAAAAAGAGGGGTATAAAATTGCCCACATTGAGGCAGGTATGAGGTCGGGTGATAAAAGAATGCTTGAAGAAATTAATAGAATTGTTTGTGACCATTGTAGTGACCTTTTGTTTGTTTATCATGATAATTACAAAGAAAAATTGATTAGAGAATCAATTAATCCAAAATCAATTTATGTTGTAGGAAATACAATTAAAGAGGTTGCAAATAAAATAGAATTAAATAAATCTAAAAAAAATAATAAAATAATTTTAGATATTCATAGACCTGAAAATTTTAATAGTAAGGAACGTTTAAAAAACATATTAAACTATGCTAATATTTGTTCCCAAAGATTTGGGATACCTGTTGAAATGTTATCATTTAAAAGAACTATTGATAAAATATCCGAATTTAATTTAGATTTAGAAAATATTAAAGTAATTGATTTATTATCTTTTAAAAATTATATAAATGAAATGTACCATTCTAAGTTTATAATTTCAGATTCAGGTACAGCTCAAGAAGAACCTTGTTTATTTAATACTCCAGTTATTGTCCCAAGAGATTTTACTGAAAGACCTGAATCGGTTGAATCTGGATGTTCATATATGATTAATGTAAACGAATTAGATGTTTCGTGGATTGAGTCATTTAATTATCTATCAAATTATAACTCAAACACAGATTGGTTAGGAGATGGTAAAACATCCGACAAAATTATTGAAATATTAAAAGAAAAATTATGATTTCCATTGTTACTGCGTATCACAATCGAAAAAAAATATTTATTAAAACATTAGAAAGTTTTAAAAAAAGTAGTTTTACTGATTTTGAAGTTATCGCTGTCGATGACTGTAGTCACGAAGATGAAAGATTAGAAGATTTGGTAGACGAATTTCCTTTTTTAAAAATTGTTAGATTAGAAAAAAAAGATAAATGGTATGTAAATCCATGTGTTCCTTTTAACGTCGGATTTAACCACGCATCAGGTGATAAAATTATTATACAAAATCCTGAATGTTTACATTCAGATGATATTTTAAATTTTGTAAACGAAAATTTAATTGATAATGATTATTTATCATTTGCTTGTTATTCTTTAAGTGAAATTCAAACATCGGCAGTGTTACAACTTAATGATTTTAAATCATTTATTAACCCCTCAACATATAAAAAAATATCAGTAGTTAATGATGGTGATGAAGGATGGTATAATCATTCATTATATCGACCAAAATCTTATCATTTTTGTACCGCAATAACTAAAAAAGATTTAAAAGAATTAGGAGGATTTGACGAAAGATTTGCAACTGGAGTAGCGTTTGATGATGATGAATTTATACATAGAATTCGTCTTAAATTAAATGTAAGGTTTATTGATGATTTTGTTGCTCTTCATTTATGGCATTACGGAAATGATAAAAATGCAACAGTAACAAATAGAGTAAATATGGATAATAAATTTTGGGAAATGTGGAATAAAAATAATTACTTATTCAATTATGTGACTAAAATTGAAAATAAATACACAATTAATAATTTAATTAAATGAAAATAGTAGGATTTACACAATTAAGAAATGAATTATCAAAAGGAAATTTACATAATTGGTTAAAACAAATGTTTGAAATATGTGAATACGTTTATGTATACGACCAAAATTCTGATGATGGTAGTAAAGAAATTTATAAAAATTTTTCTAATTTACGAGTAATTGAGTCAGAAATAAATGATTTTAAAAATGAAATATCGTGTAAGAAAAAATTGTTAGATACTCTACTACTTGAGCAACCTGACACTGAATTTATTATATGGTTAGATGGTGATTCACTTTTAGATAGTCGTTTAACTAATGATAACAATAAAATTTTAATTGATATTTGTAACTACGCTAAAAACAATAATATTGACGGTATATTGTTGGGTCATTACAATCTATGGAGAAGTGACATCCACTATAGAATAGATAACGCTTATCATAGTTTAAGTCATGGGGTTTGTGCAATATGGAGAAATAATAAAAATTTAAATTTTCAGTCAATTCACGGGTTACACCAACCTCAATATCCAAATGGAATTGTAACAACCATTAAAATACCTTATAGTATAATACATAGAGGTTTTGCGACTGACTATCAAATTATTACTAAATATAATGTTTATAAAAGTTATGGCCAAGACGGATGGGCACTTGAGAGATTATTAGACGAAACTACGTTAGAAGTTGTTGAATTAGATACTAATATATTACCTTCATGGTTTAAAATTACTGACGCAACTAATCCAAAAGAAAAAGAAAAAATAATTAATATTTTTAAAAAACAAAATGAAGAAATCAATTGAAATTATTTCATTAATTTTTAAATCAGTAGAATACTTAGATTTAATACATAAAGAATTAACTAGTGAAAAATGTAAAGTTAATGGTTGGGATGTCTCAATAAGAATTGTCGCAAATGATGCAACAGATGAGATTATAAATAAATTAACAAAATTAGATATACCATATTCAATTTATAATGACCCAATTCCTAATGATTATTATTTAAATAGAGTTTATAGATGTTGGAATTACGCCGGTAAAACTAGTAAATCAGATAATATTTGTTTTGTTAATTCAGATATGGTCTTTAGTAATGGATGGTTAGAAAATTTATTAAAACATCACGATGGTACTAATATACCAACATCTAGATTAGTTGAGAGTGGTAAAATGAGGAGTGGAACTTATGGTATTAGTATTGATTGTGGTAAAAGTCCTAAAAAAATTGATTATGAACTTTGGGAAAAAGTTAATACATCTATGAGGGAGGATAACATTTATTCAGGTGGTTTATACATGCCATGTATTTTTGAAAAAACTCGATTTATTGAAAGTGGTATGTATCCTGAAGGTAACATTTATACTGATGGAGTTGGTACTTTAAATGGGTTTGTTCAAAGTGGAGATGACTGGTATTTTAGAAAATTAGAATCAACTTATGGGATGAGACATGTTACAGTATTTGATTCATTAGTTTATCATATACAAGAAGGTGAAAAAGACGATTAAAATATTAAAGATATACAAAATAAAATGGAAAAAATATATTCTAAAATTAATGGAGAACTCCTTCATCAAATTGTGAGATTATCTGATGTTACTTCTGAACGAACTGATTTAAGCTTAGATAAAAACTACCTTCAATGTGCCAGTTTAAAATTATCTAAAGGACATACATTTAAACCTCACAAACATAATATAATCCCAAGACATGATGAAAATTACATACCTCAGGAAAGTTGGTGTGTTATAAAAGGAAAGGTAAAATGTATTTTCTATGACATTGATGATAATATAATTGCGGAACCTATATTATCCGCAGGTGATATTAGTTTTACATTTAATGGTGGTCATAATTATTTGATTTTAGAAGACGATACTATTGTATATGAATACAAAACAGGGCCATATTTTGGTCAAACAATTGATAAAACTTTTATTTGATGAAAATAGGTAGTGATGTTGTTTTAGATTTAGATATAATAATAAAAGAAAAAAATAATTGTGTTATAGGTAGTCATGTTGCAATAGATAAAGGATTTTATTGTACAACAAAATTATATATTGGTGATTATACACATATTAGTCCTTATGTAACAATTATAGGTGGTAAAAACTCAGATTTTACGGCCAAAGGGTTTAATAACATAATGGCCGGAGCTAGAATTGTATGTGGTTCAGATAGATTTGATGATAGTGGATTATTTGGAGCGATGATACCTGAAGAATTAAAAGGTACTCAAATAATTAAACCTGTTCTTATGGAAGAATTTTCTAATATCGGAACAAATTCTATTGTATTACCCGGCTCAAGATTAAGACGTGGTGTTCTATTATCCGCAGGTAGTTTATTAATGGGTGATACTGAAGAATGGGGGGTATATAAGGGAAATCCAGCAATTTTAGTTAAAAAAATAGATAGTACAAGAATACTTTACAACGCGAAAAAATTAGGATATAATTATTAATCTTATGGAACAAGTGAATATGGATACTGTGACGGAATTTGAAAAAAAGATATCACAATTTTACAACGCCCCTTACGCAGTTGCTGTAGATAGTTGTACTCATGGTATAGAGTTATGTTTAAGATTAACAAATACTACTAAAATTAACGTCCCATTACGAACTTATTTATCCGTACCCATGTTGTCTAAAAAATTGGGGATTGGATTAGAATGGAGAGATGAAAAATGGGAAGATTACTACACTTTAAATTACGAAGAAAAAAAAATAATTGACGCAGCAGTACTGTGGAAAAAAGACAGTTATATTCCAAATACGTATATGTGTTTAAGTTTTCAATTTCAAAAACATTTAAGTTTAGGTAGAGGTGGAATGATTCTTTTGGACAACGAACAAGATGCTATTCAGTTAAAAAAAATGAGTTATGACGGTAGACTACCCAATATTCCATGGAGAGAACAAAATATCGATACAATGGGTTACCATTACTATATGACTCCTGAAACCGCTAAATTAGGATTAGATAAATTATCTAATGCCATTAATACAAATCCTAGAAAATGGAAATATGAGGATTGGCCAGATTTGACTAAAATGAATTTTTTTAAAAGTTAAAAATAAAATATGATTAAACGTGCATTTATAACCGGTGTGGGTGGCCAAGATGGGTCATATCTAGCGGAATATCTTTTATCATTAGGATATGAAGTTCATGGTATTATACGAAGAAATTCTACACCTGAACACCAACAAAGTAGACTTGACGAAATTCGAGACAAAATAAATATATATTATGGTGACTTGTTAGACCAATCTAATATTGAAAGATTATTAAGTGAAATACAACCTGACGAAATATACAACTTAGCCGCTCAAAGTCATGTACGTATTAGTTACGATATCCCACAATTTACATCACAAGTTAATTCTTTAGGTGTTTTAAATATTTTAGATGCTTATCGTAGAGTTTGTCCTAACGCAAAATTTTATCAAGCAAGTAGTTCGGAAATGTTTGGAAGTTCGGTAGACCCTGATGGGTACCAAAGAGAAACAACTCATATGAATCCAGTTTCACCATATGGATGTAGTAAAGTATTTGGGTATAATATTGTTCGAAATTATAGAAACGCATATAATTTACATGCTAATAATGGTATTTTATTCAATCATGAATCTCCTCGTAGAGGTTCTAATTTTGTTACTAATAAAGTAGTTAAAGCCGCGGTGATGATAAGTTTAGGTTTATCTGATAAATTAGAACTTGGTAACATGGATTCATATAGAGATTGGGGACATTCCAAAGACTATGTAAAAGCAATGCATTTAATATTACAACAGGATAAACCAGTCGACTTAGTTGTGGCAACTGGGGAGTCAAGGTCAGTTAGAGATATGTGTGAATATGTTTTTAGTAAATTAAATTTAAATTATAAAGACTATGTTGTTCAAAATGATAAGTTTTTACGTCCTGAAGAATTACCATACCTTAAAGGTGACTCAAGTAAAATTAGGTCTTTAGGATGGAAACCTGAATATAGTTTTGAGACAATGATGGATGAAATGATTGATTATTGGTTAAACATTTATAAAAAATAAAACATACTATGGATAATAAAATTGGGTGGTTAGTTAACGATACACTTACGTGTATTCCAAACACGAGAACATTTTGGCATGACCTATTAGAATGGTTTCCAGGCCTTCAAGATAAATGTGACGGATATACAAGTTATGCAATATTAGCTGATAAAATAGAATCTATTAGAGAGCGCCCTGATTATATAATTAGAAATGGAAGTTATTTTCGTAAACTTAATATTGATGTCCCAACATTCTGTCTAATACAAGATACTATGGATAATCCAATGCAAACTGAAGTTATAAATTCATGTACTTGTGTTGTATTTGCGTCTAAACAAACGTATAATCTTTATAAAGAAAGAATTAATCCAAAAAATGTAAGAGTAATTGAACAATCATCAGATTTTAATTTTTTTAAACCTATTCCTGAAAGACATCCAGAAGTTTTACCTAATTCAATTATTTTTATAGGTGATTCTTCTCATGAAAAAAAAGGATTTCATAGAGTTTTAAACCTCATTGAAACAATGACGGATTTTAATTTTTGTTTAGTAATGAAAGATAATACAACTATTGACGCAATTCCTGAACATAATAGAAATAGAGTAAGAATATTTAACAGAGTTGACACAAATACAGTTAGACTTTTAATAAATTCATCAGTGTGTGGTATTTGTACATCAGGAAATGAAGAAGGTCATTTTGCAGGAATTGAAATAGGTGCATGTGACATACCAATGGTTGCAAGACCTATGGGATGTTATTTAGATAGACAAGATGATAAAACATGGGGGTTAGTATCTAACGATGAAAATTTTCCTGAAACAATAAGATACGTTATTAGTAATCGAAATCTTTTTTCACCACGAGAATATTATTCAAAAGAATATACTTTAGAACGTTGTCGTGAAAAATGGAATAATTTAATTAATGAATTTGTTAAATAATACATATATGAAATTTACGGTAGAAATAAAATCTGGTTTATGTAATGTTTTAAAATCTTTTGTCACCGCTTTAAGTATAGGTGAAACTAATATTTTACCTAGATTTGACGCACATTTTGACGCTGATTATCGAGAAATTTTAGATGATAGTTTAATTTGCCATAACCCACACGAATTTGGTAATTCTTTTATTTCTGCAAGATTTTTAGTTTTAAAATCAGAAGAAACAGAACAACCTGATTTAATAAACGACGCTAAAGCTTTAGGTGACCACCCTAATATCGTAAATAAATCACTTTCTTATTTATTTTCAACACATTCAATTGATTGGTTTTTTAATAGAAATTTAATATGTGATACAGTATTTAACAGAATACAAAAAGGAATTAGTAAAATTAAATGGAGACCTGAAGTTTTATCCGAAGTTGATAGAGTGTCAAAACATTTTGAATACCCATTACTTACCATACAAATAAGAACTTGGACTCATCAATTTGACCCTCCAAACTGTACAAGTATTCGAGACGGAGTTATTAGAGATTATAATTTTGAAACTTATAAAAATGCAATTAATGAATTTTTACCAAAAGTAAAAACTATTTTTCTTACTTCAGATAACGACAGTGTTTTACCTGAATATTTAGAATATTTAAAAGACTACAATGTAATAACTTACACTAAACCAGATAATGTTACTCAAATGCAATATTCTACAGCAACTATGTTAATAGCCTCAAAATGTGATATGTTGGTTTGTAATCGTCTTAGTACATTTTCAGAATGTATTTGGTGGTTTGGCGGATGTAAAGCCGAAACAATACCTGTTTTTTAAGATGAATAAAAACAACACTTAATGTTTACTGTATCCATATTTTTTATTAATTTAAAATAAAAAATATGGATAAATTTGCATACGGACATGAAGTTCACACGGACATGATAGTCCAAATAGTTAAATCAATTAATTGTAAAAATTATTTAGAATTAGGTGTATATGATGGGTCAACTTTTGAAAAAGTTTCAGAAGTAGTACCTAGGGTAATTGGGGTTGATATTATTGATTTTAGAAGAAATAAAAACATTGGTGAGTTCCATCAAACATCAACACAAGACTTTTTAAATAATTTTAATGAAATAGTAGATGTTATTTTCATAGATGCTGACCATGCGTTTGAAGCGGTTAAATTAGATTTCAAAGCATCACTTAAAAATTTAAATGAATTTGGGGTAATTATTTTACATGATACTGACCCAATTTCTGAAAAATATATTACCCGAGAACACTGTGAGGATTCTTATAAAATGATAGATTGGATTAAAACTGAATATCCTGAGATGGATATTTTTACATTCCCCATATCCGAAGCGGGTTTAACAATTGTCAAACGTTCTATTGACAGACGTGTTAGTAAATTTTTAAATAATGGATAATAAAAAAATAAATTAAAATTACCATGAATAAAGAATATACTATAATTATACCAAGCAATAGAGACTCTTTAAAAGATGAATTAATTACTCATTTAAAAAACATGGATGAAGAATCAATTTGGAAAAATGGTCACGGATACCCATCTTTCTCAAAATTAATTAATGATTGTGTTGTTGAATCACCAACAGAAACCATTATTATTTGTAATGACAAAGCTAGACCTAAAAAAGAACATATTGAAAAAATTTTAACTCTTTTAGAACAAGGATATGGGTTTGTTGGATTATATGCGTGGGGGTTTTTTGGTTTTAAAAAAGAATTATTTAGAAATATTGGGTTTATGGATGAAAGATTTATTGGGGGTAATTATGAAGATAGTGATTACCTAAGAAGAATGATGGAGGGCAATATTGCCATGTATAATTCATTTGAAATAGATTATATCTCTATGAGTTCAGGATGGAACATATCAAATACAAAAAACCATTTTGATAAAAAATGGGAGCATGGTGATTTACCAGGTGATAAATATGTAAAACGATTATTACCAGAAGAAACTTATGATTATAACATAGGTGAAAAAACAAACATAAAATTTCTACCATGGTCTGATTCATTTTTTAGTATTGACGTAGGTAAATCAGAAACATTCATGGATTACAAAATAAAAATATAAAATAAATAAATTATATAAAATAATGAAAGAAAAAGTTTTATTAGTAGGTGGTGCCGGTTACATCGGAGGATTAACATCAGATTATCTTATTAGAGAAGGGTTTGATATAACTATTTACGATAATTTATTATATGAAAATAGGTATTTAAAAGATGTTTCTTTTATTTATGGAGACATTAGAGATACTGATAAACTTTATGAAGTATCTAAAGATTTTGATATTATAGTTTTAATGGCTGCTTTAGTTGGTGACCCGGCTTGTAGTGTTGACCCATTTTTAACTGAAGAAATTAATTATAATTCTATTAAAAATTTTTGTGATATTGTTTCACCCGATAAACATTTAATTTTCATGTCTACGTGTTCAGTTTACGGGGCTCAAGATGGTATATTAGATGAATTAAGTGAAACAAATCCATTATCATCATATGCATCAACAAAACTTAAAGCCGAAAAACACATTTTAGACAAAAATGGGACAATTTTTAGATTAGGAACTGTATTTGGTCTTGGTGACACATATTCTAGAATTAGAATGGATTTAGTTGTTAATGTATTAACTATGAAGGCGGTAAAAGAAGGTACTATAACTATTAATGGAGGTGAACAATGGAGACCAATAATAGCAGTTAAAGATATTGCGGGATATATTACAGAGGCCTGTAAAGAAAAGTATCCGGGAATTTTTGTTTTATCAAAAGAAAATGTTATAATTAAAGAACTAGGTGAACGTGTTGCTAAAATAGTACCTAATACTAAAGTAACGTACACTGAAATATCTTTTCAAGATGCTAGAAATTATCGTGTTGATAATTCAAAATCTTTAAAAGTTTTTAAATATAAACCAATTACAACCGTTGAGGATGAGGTATTAAGAATGGTAACTTTATTTGAAGAAAATAGAATTGAAAACCCTGAAGATAAAGTTTACCACAATGGAGCGTTTTTAACAAATAAAAAAAATCAAAAAGAATTATTATGGACACAAAAAAATTAATGAATGGTGGTATCTCTGTTGATGATAGAGGTTCGGTTAGATTTGTTAATGATTTCAATTTTGAAAATGTAAAGAGATTTTACCAAGTTGAGAATCATAGACAAGGATTTATAAGAGCGTGGCATGGTCATAAAAAAGAAGGGAAATATGTTTATGTATCTAGTGGTACCGCACTTATTGGAATTGTTAATATGGAAACTGAAGAAATTACAAAATATATTTTAAGTGCAAGACAACCAAAAGTATTATTTATCCCACCGAATCATTATAATGGTTTTAAAAATTTGGAAGAAAATACTTCAGTTATTTTCTTTTCTACTACATCATTAGAAGAAAGTTTAGGTGACGATATAAGATTACCACATGATAATTGGAATATATGGGAAGAAGATTTTAGATAAAAAAAATAAAAAAAGTAAAAAAATTATGAAAATTTATATTTTAGGTTCAAAAGGTATGTTAGGTAAATATGTTTACACTTATTTATCTGAAAAATTTAATGTTAATGAAATTAACAGAGATGTTCTTGACGCATCTCAACAGACAGAAAAAACATTAGAAGAAATTTTAATCAATTGTGGAGTAAATCAGGGTGATGTTATTATAAATTGTATTGGTACAATTAAACCAAGAGTTGACCAATTAGGTGACTTAAACGCAATTTTAGTAAACTCAGTTTTTCCAAGATTATTAGCTAATGTTTGTGAGAAAAATGAATGGAATATGATTCATCCAACAACTGATTGTGTCTTTTCAGGTAAAAAAGGTAGATATGATGAAAAAGATAAATATGATGTTGATGATGTATATGGTATGTCTAAAGCTATGGGAGAACCAAGTAATTGTACAATAATAAGAACTTCAATAATTGGTGAAGAAGTTAATCAACATAGGTCTTTAGTTGAATGGGTTAAAAGTCAAAAAAATAATACAGTTAATGGTTTTTTAAATCATTTTTGGAATGGTATTACTTGTTTAGAATGGGCTAAATTAGTGGAAAAAATTATTGATAACAAAGATTTTTGGAAAGGGATTAAACATTTTGTTTCACCAACTCAAGTTACAAAATACGATTTAGTAAAAATGATATCAAATTCATATGAATTAAATATTGGTATTAACGCCATGAATTCAGAATTAACTGTTGATAGAACTTTATCGACTATTTTTGATACAAAATATGATATACCTGAGTTGGAATTTCAAATAAATGAAATGCAATCATTCTCAAAAAAGTTACACAAAAATTAAATAATGACAAGAAAAAAAACAATTAGCAAAGACAGTCAGTATATTCCTACTGAAGCTAAACCAAAAATGTCGAAAAAAGACCAAATTAGTGGGATGATTAAAAAGAGTAAAGATAAATTCTTAACTCAAAGTCAGAGAGAGTACTATGATAAATTGAAGAAAAATCAAATAACAATTTGTTCAGGTCCGGCAGGTGTTGGTAAAAGTTTTATAGCAATGAAAGCAGCGGTTGATTTAATTGCCGACCATACGTCACCTTACGAAAAAATTATCATTGTTAGACCAGCGGTTGAAGCTGAAGAAAAACTTGGTTCATTACCTGGTAATGTTGAAGAAAAATTAGACCCGTATATCTTCCCATCATATTATCTATTAAATAAAATTATAGGTAAAGAGGCGAGAGAAAAATTAAAACAAATGGAAGTTATTGAGGTTTTCGCATTGGCATATATGAGAGGGATGAATATTGATAATTCTATTTTAATATTTGAAGAAGCTCAAAATGCTACGCCAAAACAAATGAAGTTATTATTAACTCGTATTGGTACCGATAGCAAATTTTTTATATCAGGTGATTTAGAACAAACTGACAGATATAAAGATAAAAAACATTCAGGTTTATGGGATGCTATTGAGAAATTTAAAAACATTTCAGAGATTGGAGTTCATGAATTTGGAGATGATGATGTTGTTAGAAATCCATTAATTACTGAAATATTAAAAAGGTATGAAGATAGGAATTGATATTAACGGAGTTTTAAGGGATACTATTGGTAAGTTTAAAACAACCTATAATAAATTTCTAATTGAAAAAAGTGACGGGTTTGAGGAAGATGAGGTGTCGTTTAACTATGAGATAATTGAACCAATTGATAGTTTAGATTTATCCAAACATTTTTTATTTCCTTCAAAAGAAGAAATGTTTTCATTCATGTTTGAAGAATGTCCTATGGAAATATTTGGTCATTCACCATCAAGTGAAATGACAACATTTGTGGATTTCAACGACATATATGTTAAACACAGAGATAATATTCAGTTCACTATTATATCAGATGAAATTTCAAAATCAAAACCCGCAACTTTATTTTTTTTATCAAAATTTGGTTGTTTGGTTGAAAGAATTATTTTCTATAATGAAGTAACAAAAAAAGAAGTTTTAAATGAATTTGATTTAATAGTTACTTCTAACCCTGAAATTATTATTAATTACAATAATAAAGTTGTTAAATATAAAACACTTTATAATGAAAAAATAAACTCGTCTAAAACTATTGAAAAGTTAAAGGAATTAGACGAAATAATCTCAAATATTACAGATGTTAAAAATACTAGGGGAACATTACTATATTGATTTGGAGTCTGCTCAATCAATTATTAATATAGACACACCAAACTCATCAGGTTCAACTGAACAACAGATAGGTGTGGTTCAATACGAAATAATTAAAATGATGCTAGAGGTAGTCTTGAGTGAAACTGAAGAAGTTGATGAAACTTTAGGAGATAAAGCATCAGCATCAATACCATTTAAATTGGCATTTAACACTTTATTAAATAATAAAATAATTCAAAAATACTAAAACATGGAAGAAACAATTAAAAAAATTGAAGATTCAATTAAAAATTTGAGTGAAAAAAAATCAAGAATTTATTTTTTCGCTCAAGATACTTTAGGGAACGCTAAAGCGTCAATCAAATACATTTATGATATGGCATTAACACTTAAAAATGCCGGTTATAATGTCATTATTTTACATGAAAAACCTAATTATTTTGGAGTACAAAGTTGGTTAGGAAATAAATATGATTCTATTCCCCACCAATCAGTAGAAGGACAAAATTTACAAATAGCGCCTGAAGATTTTATGATTATTCCTGAAATTTTTGGTTACGTTATGAGTCAATTAACAAACTTACCTTGTACTAAAATCGTATTGTCACAGTCTTATGACTATATATTTGAAACTCTTCAACCAGGACAAACTTGGCAACAATTTAACTTTACAAAGTGTATCACAACTTCAGAAGAGCAAAAAAATTATGTTTCAAAATTAATGAGAATGAGTGCTGTTGACGTTATTGAACCAGTAATCGATGAGAATTTTGTTGTTTCTGAAAAACCTGTTAAACCAATTATTTCGGTTGTGTTTAGAGAACAAAGAGATTCAATTAATTTTATCAAGTCGTTCTATCAAAAGTATCCACAATTTAGATGGATTACTTTCCGTGATTTAAGAGGTTTATCTCAAGAAGAATTTGCAAGTTCATTAAGAGAATCTATGTTGTCAGTATGGAACGATAGAATTAGTTCTTTTGGTACCTTCCCATTAGAATCTATGAAGAGTGGTGTAGCAGTTATGGGTGTAGTTCCAAAACTAATTCCAAGTTGGTTAAGCGAAGAAAACGGAATTTGGATACAAGATGAAATAAAACTTGTAGACTATGTTGCAGATTTTGTTCAAAATTGGTTAGAAGATAATGTTTCTGAAAATCTTTACAAGAATGGTATTGAAACTTCGGAAAAATATAGTGATGTAGAAAAATTTGAAAAGACAATTTTATCAACGTTTGAAGGTTATCTTCAAGTTATAAAAGAAAATTTTGAAACTGAATTAAATAAACTACAATTAATTGAAAATTAATATTATGGAAAATATTTTAGATTTAAGTGTTATATTACCTATTAAAAGTATGGTAATGAGAGATTTTGAGGATTTCTTTAAAAAATCAATTGAGTCTGTACAATCTCAAGAGTTCTTACCAAAAAACTTAATTATAGTTCATGGTAAAGATAAAAATTTATCGGATTATTTGAAAAAATATGATTTTCAAAATCTTAAAGTAACAACTTTTGAATTTGATGGAGAACCAAATTTTTCAAATCAGGTTAATTTTGGAATTACAAAAGCTGAAACTAAATGGGTTAGTATTCTAGAAGTTGACGATGAATACTCAAAAATTTGGTTTAAAAATGTAAAAAAATATTTAGATTCATATTCTGATGTTGACGCATTTTTACCTATCGTAGTTGAGGTAGATAATAAATTAACCTTCCAAGGATTTACAAACGAAGCTACATTTGCGGCTAATTTCTCACAAGAAATGGGATATCTAACAAATGAAACTTTATTACAATATCAAAATTTTCAAACATCAGGAATGGTATTCAAAAAATCTCTAATTGAAGATTTTGGTGGATTTAAACCAAGCATTAAATTAACATTTGTTTATGAATTGTTACTTCGTTTAACGTACAATTCGGCTAAAATTATGACTATTCCTAAAATTGGTTACAAACACACTAATTTAAGAGAAGGTTCTATTTTTTGGGAATACAAAAATGGTGAAACCAAACTTGAAGAAAATGAGGTTAAGTTTTGGGTATCTTCAGCTAAAAAAGAATATTTTTTTAGTGAAGACAGAAACATAAAATTTGTTCCTGAAAATGCTTAATGATATTAAGCGCCAGCTCAATAGAAATTGCCGTTAAGACGAAAAAAAAATCTAGCGGTGAAAATTACTTTGACATAAGAGAAGAGAATGCGGTCAGAATGTTTCTGACTGCTTCTACTTTTGAAGAAAAAAATAAGATTTATAATGAATATTTAAGACATCCTTTAGATAAAATGATTTCTTCAATTATTCGTAGATATAAATTATACAGAAAAGATATGGATTTTATTGAAATTCATACTGATACACATTCATTTTTGATGACAAAAATTGACAAATTTAGTCCATCAAAAGAAAAGAAAGCTTATTCATATTTTGGAACTATTTGCAAGAATTATCTTATGGGTCAAATATTAAAAGACCAAAAAGAACAAAATAGAAAAATTTCCTATGAAGATATATCAGGTGATTTAGAAAATTCTCCTGAAATGGTTTATTACTTAGATGTTGAACCATCTGAAGAAGTTAATTTAATACCAATATTAATTGATTATATTAAAGAAACTATTGAAATTGATGATTTAAACGAAAGTGAAATAAAATTAGGTATTTCATTAGTTGAGATTATGGAAAATTATGAGACAATTTTTCCAGCAACTGATAACAATAAATTTAATAAAAATATTATTTTATTATCGCTCAGAGAGATGACAAATATGTCAACAAAAGAAATAAGAGCGTCAATGAAAAAGTTCAAAAAAATATATACTGCTCTACTCCAAGTTAATCCTGAATAAAAAATGTCATAAAAAATATTTATAAGTATGACAAAACCAAAAAAGAAACAAATAAATTTTACACAGGACTCAATTTTAGCTCTGATGCAGGAAATTTATAATGAGTTAGTTGAACAACGCTCCACCGCAATTAGAATTCAAAATAAAATGATTTCTATGATGAAAGAGCCTGAAGACATGACTGTTATAGGCCCGGTTATTGAAAAACAACAAAAAATCATAAATGATTGTGTTGAGAAAAAACTTACGTTATCTAAGTTACAATCAGGTATATGGGAAAAAAGAAGTAATTCCGAAGAAACTTTTGATATTTCATCTATGGATGATGATATTCTACAGGGTCTAATTTCAAAGGATATAAATTCAGATATTGAAAAATTTAATCTGTAATGGCAGAGGATATCAGACAAGGTTTTAAAGAAAGTAAAGCAAGGGCTAAAGCCGTCAAAACTTTTACGCAAGTACAAAAGGATTATGAAGGGTTTATACAGAACAATACTGATAGATTACAAAAAAAAGCGGAAAACATTCAAATAAATTTAGATTCCGCAACAATTTCAAGAAAAATTAAAGAAAAAACAAGTAATTCGTTTGAAGAATTAATTGATTTAATTGGTCAAACAAATACTAACCCAAATAATGATTTTTTTATTAATATTTTAAAAAATCAATTACAGAATTTACCAACTTTAATTGAAGGTATTATCGAAGAGTGTGTTTTTAGCTCATTGAATTGTTCTAATGAACAAACTTATTTAACAAATCAAGAACTATATATTCAAGTAAGTGAAATTGATTTATTTAATCAACTTAAATTAAGTCCTGATAGTTCCATTGGTGCTTCAATATATGAAAAAATACCGTATGACCCATTAGCATCAAGAAGAAGTACTAACAGGTTTTTATACGAATTAATTCAAACACCATCAGTTCCGCAAGTTTACTACGGTTCATCAGGTCAAGAATTATTTAAAATTTCTTTTGAAACTTTTAACGGAGTTACTCAGGGGAATTATTTTAAAGTAGTTTTATACCAAAGAATAAATGCTCCAAATAGAGTAACAGATTTTATTATTGATTATTATAAAACTCTAAAAATGTTAGATTTTAATAATGCGATAAATAAAATAGTTGATTTAATTTTAAACATAACAAAATTTAATTCAAATACCGGACCTTCAAAATATAATGATTGGTTAAAATTCACTAGAATACTTGAAAGAATTTTAGGAATGTGTTTTGATTCTAACCAAGAGATTGATGTTGGGGGTATTGCAAAATATCCTGAATATGATGATGTTACTGACACATTTTTTGAATTTACACCAAATGAAATTTCTCAAATTGAGAACGAAATTTCTATCATAAGACAGGGTTATGTTGAATTTATTGATTGTAATAATGTTCAATTACCAATTAGTGATGTTGATTATGTTTTTGACACTATAAGTGAAGTCAATGAAGATGGAAGTAATATTAATACAATATTTCAAGATATCTATTTTAATTTATCTAATGATGATAGATGGCAATTACAAGGTATTTCTCTTGATTACGCTTGGAATCAAGGAATAATTAAAAACTTTGTTAAAGGTGCAATGATGTCAATTTTATCACCAAAAGTCCTATTACCTTTTGTGGTTATGTCTAAAGCACTTTCAACCACTGTTTCCAATTTAGATGAAAACATTGTAAACGATTTAGAAGCAAGTTCACCAGGAATGATGCAGTTTGCAAAATTGAACAGAAAAATGATAATCTGTGCTACCTCAAAAATAGGTGCGTTATTTATTGAAGCATTATATGAACAATTCAAACAGGATATTCTTAAATTAGTTAAATCAATATTAAGAGATTTGATTGTGACTAAAACAAAAATGCAAAAAAATGCAATTCAATCAATTTTAGATAATACAGAGGCAATTATTAGAGGAGTAGTTAGTTTAGTTAATGACTATCGAAGTTGTAAATCACTACTTAATGCAATTTTTAATCTATTAAAATTAACTCCAATACCTAGAAAATATATTTTACCAACACCATTTTTATATTTAACTGAATATCTATCTGGAGTTTTACCTCAAAAAGAAGTTGTTGAATACATTTTACAAATGCAACAACTTGGGATACCAACAGGCCCGGGTATTAATGGTGAGCCTGACTTAGGAACCCTTGAGAAAATTGCGGTCTTTACAGCATCTTTTAATGAAAGGACTAAAAATGGTAAAATTGAAGGTGTTATAGTTACTGAAACAATTTCACCTACAGGTCAACCAACAGGAAATGTAAGAGTAACAGGAAAATATTTTTAATATGTCAGAAAAAATAAAAGAAATATTAGTTGAATATAAAACTAAATCAAACAAAGATTTGGTATTAGCAATGGATTTTTTATCAAAAGAATTTGATAATACCAAACATTTAGTTATTGAATTAACAAAAAAAATTGATAAAATAGAATCAACATATAACAAAATTTTAAAAGAATATGAGTCAAGGAAGGGATGACCAACAAAAACATAGGATATTATTTGGAGGTACTGTTACCCATAATGAAGACAAATATTCATTAGAACGTATTAGAGTTAAACCTGATTTTGAAATTTACCAACAAGTAATTGATTCACTTAAAGATATTACAAAAAATGGTAAATCAGTTTTAAATGCTCAAGGTAATGATATTTTAGAAGAATTTTTTTACGAAGATGTCGACCCTTTTGTTTATATTCCTTTAATTCCTGTTCAATTAAATATTGTTCCTGAAAATAATGATTATGTTCATTTAATTTATTATAATTGGTCTGAAAATACAGGAAGAAAAAATCAATTTTATATTAAAGGCCCGATATCATCAGCAATGTCTGTTGCTCGTGAAAATTCAAACCAAACAAAAAGTATTATGGCGGCAGGGCCTAATGTTAAACCAGGTTTACCATTAAAAAATTCAAATGGATACTTTTTTGAAAACACTAAAGGGGTATTTGCTGAACCAAAAGATTATGGAATTTATTCTAAAGGAAGGTCTGATATTATTTTAAAAGATAATGAAGTTTTATTAAGGTCAAAAAAAACACCAATATTAAAAACAAATGAATACCCTGTAACGAATCCTAAAAGGTCTTTTTTACAATTATCTAATTTTGATTCTAAAACAACCAAAGGGACACAAAAAACAATTACTCAAAATTCAACAGTATCTGAACAAATTGTTAAACTTGTTGAGTATGAAATTTATTATGGATTGGATACTGAAGGCCCATTTTCAGGTAACATTAACATATATAATTTACCCGGAAAGTCCCCAAATACTTTAACAGATAGATTTACACAACAAACAGTTATTGACGATGTTACATATACGTATTTTTCACATTCTTTTAATAACATTGATACTCTACAAGAAGTATCTGATATAATTAATAAAGTGATATCAGGATTAAATGACGGACTAATTAATATTGATTACTTAACGCCAAGAGAAACTGTAAATGTTACAGATGTTAGATTTCCATTTTTCTTTAGACCATCATTATCTTTACAAAAAAAATCACTAATTGGTAGTGACCTCGAAAAGAAAAATACAAATACTTTAATTTCATTAATAGCATTTCCGAAATCACAGAAATTAACAAACCCTGGTTCAGGATTAATTTCAAGTAAAAATAAATACGGATTAAAAAAGGTTTCAAAGAAAGTAAAATACACTCCTAATGTAAGTCAAAACGGTGATTTTGGTTACGCAGTAATGGGGTCTGAAAAAATATTTTTAATATCTAACAATTCAAATATTCCAGGATTAGAAAAAATCCAATTAAAAAATTCAGATGTTTATGGTATTAATGAACCTACTTTATCAGGAAATTATTATAATTCAACAAACTCTATGGTTAGAGGAGAATCGTTAAAAGATTTATTGGCATTAATTGTGAGATTTTTATTAAATCATCAACACCTATATCATAGAGAAACTCCATTTGAATTAACAAGGGAAACTTCTCCAATATCTAAGACAAAATTAACATCTGAATGGAAATTATTCGATACTAAAGTATTAAATCAAAATATTCGTATAAATTGATATTTATCTAAAAAGAGTAAATGTCAATACATCGTTCATATTTTAGTAGGAACAATACAATAATTTCAAATAGTTTTACCAACACTGGTAAATCACCTTATACGCAATTATATTTTGGTTCAGCATCTGATGTAATTGCGTCCCCTGGATTTAGTAGATTTATCTTTGATTTAGATTTATCATTACTTGTACAAAAAATCCAAGACGGAATAATATCAACAGGATGTACAGGTTTTTCAGGTATCACTCATACATTAAAAATGACCAACACATCTTCTTTTGATAAAGATGGGTTAAGTAATGAATACACATCACAAGGAAGATTAAGAGCAACATCATTTGACTTAGTTTTATTTAGAATACCTCTTACTTCAGGTAATACAGGAACTGCTCAAACGTGGGATGAAGGTGTTGGATATGATTACTATGATGTTCAACGTACTTTAAATTCAACTAATGGTTTATTATCACCAATAGCTTTACCACAAGATAAAGCATATTCTCAAAGACCTTCTAATTGGTATCAAACAACAACATTAGATAATTGGTCAACACCCGGAATATACAATAATACAAACACAGGAACAGGGTCAACAATTAATTATTCGGCGTTAACAATTGTTGATACTCAACATTTTGAATTTGGGAATGAAGATATTGAGTTTGATATGACAAATGAAATCAATCGAATTCTTACCGGTACAACAACTGGGTCAACAGGATGGGGAGTTGCTTTTTTACCCGAATTAGAAAATTTAACAGGTTTAACTGAAAACTATTCAGTAGGATTTTTTACAAGGCATACCCAAACTTTCTACGAACCATTTCTTGAAACAAATTATAACGATTTAATACTTGATAATCGAAACGCTTTTTATTCTTACAACAATAATAAATTATACTTGTATTCTTACATAGGTGGTGTACCAACAAATTTGGATAATTTACCGATTGTTACCTTAGAAAATAATCAAGGTAACACTATTGGTACTTATACGGGGTGTCAAATTACTCAAGGTGTTTATGAAATAACAACTAATTCTGTTTCAGCAACAACACCTTGTATGTTTACAGATACTTGGTCAAATCTTTATTATAACGGTATACAAATACCTAATGTAGTTAATGATTTAACTGTTTTACCATACACTGGTTATTTTACTCTTGGGCCTAATAGTCAAGACCCTGAACTTTTTGGTTTTGATTTTTACGGTATTAAACAAGATGAAAAAATATTAAATACTGATTTAAGAAAAGTTGGTGTTGTTGTTAAAAAAGCGTACACATCTAATCAAGTATTAACACCTGTAACTGTTTATTACCGAGTTTATGTTAAAGAGGGTCAAACAGAAGTACAAGTTCAAGATTGGACACAAGTAAACAGAGCGTCAAATGAATATTATTTCATCTTTGATACAAGAGATAAAATACCTAATGAATATTCAATAGATATTAAAGTACTTACATCAGGTGAAGTAGATACTTATAAGAAAACACTAACATTCCAAATAGTTGATAAGAAATGAAAAAAATAAAATTAAAAGAAAACGAATATATTAAATTATTAAAATTTGTTTTATCCGAAGCCTTTACTCCTGGTGAAGATAAAATTGACGCAATTTTAGATAAAATTAGTCAATCAGGTATGGAATCAATTACACCTGAAGAAAGAAAAACTCTTGAGAAATTTACTAAAGGTATTTCAATTGAAGACGAACCGTCATCTAAAGAAGATGCTATAACAAAGGCAGGTGGTTTTTGGTCTTTTGAATTTCCAGGAATGCCATCGTTTAAATTTAGATATGAGTCAACTGAAGATAATGAGGATGAAAAAATACATACAGGGTATCTAACTGTTGATGATAGTGACTATTATGGTGAAATTTATTGTGACCCCGAAGGTAATTTTCAAACTTGTATGTTTGAAAACACAACTGAAGGAACAAATGTATTTGAAGATTATGAAGGTTTAGAACATGATATTGAAGTGTTTTTAGATGTAGTCTGTAATGACCTAAAAGAAGATGATATGATAGCTTAATATGAAAAACTTAGACAATTTAATTAAACAAGTATTAAAAGAACAAAATGAAAGATATATGTTTTTCAGTAATTTAGAACAAATGCACCGTCAATGTGAGATACTTTTATCTATACCTAAAGATGACGTTGAAAATATTTTAAACAATGGTCACGATTGGGCTCAAGACCACATTGCCGAATCTAAAAATAACTTAGACCAAGTATTTGATTTTATGATGAATGAAATCAAAGGTGATAAGTTTAGTTCTGATGATGCAGTTAAACCTCAAGAAGATATCATGATGGAAGGTCGTAAAAAAGCAGGTACTAAACTTTGTGCACGTGGTAAATCGGCAGCTAAAGCTAAATTTGATGTTTACCCTTCAGCATATGCTAATGGTTATGCGGTACAGGTATGTAAAGGTACAAAACCTGGTTTAGACGGAAAAAAACACTGTTCAGGGGCTTATTGTTAACAAAACATTTTGAATTATTAAAAAAACATAGTATATTTGTAGTCAAATCATAAATGACATGACTATAATAAAAAAACTATGGGTTAAATATCGTCTATATCTACGTCGATTAGACCGAGAAAGTACCGAATTTGACATTTATATGTCTAACGTGAGGAAATGTTCCACCATATGTAGAAAACTCATTCATTCGGAGGATTCTGAACTCATAATCGCTCCAATATCTGACAAAAAATATATCCGTAATGATAAATTAGGTATTTTTGTTACTATGGACGGTGGTCAAATAACTGTAACAAATCATACATACAGTTATTTTATTAAATTAAGTAAAAGTCAATGGGATAAATTGGTTAATACATTCCGTAAAGAAATGGAACATAGAGCCATGGAGATTGAAAAAGAATTAGAAACTCAAATTAATCATTCTCTTGATAATATTTATAGTAAAATAAATCACTAATATTATTATAATGTCAAAGTTAAATAGTCAAATTAAAAAAGCAATAAAAGAAATGTCACAAGAACCTGAATACGGAAGATTAGATAGAAGTTTAATCCAAGATGTTATTGATAGGTTATTATCTGATGATTCAGGTGATTATAGGAAAGCGTTAGAAAACCTTAATTCAGAATATGGTACAGGACAATACTCAAGACCTGAAAGAACTTACGAACCTCTTAGACCCGGTATTAGAGTTAGTAAAAGTATTTATTAATCTAAAGCCTTTCTAATTAAAGATATTAAGACCGATTCGTTGGTCTTTTTCTTTTTAGGTTTATATGAAGTCATAACAGGTTTTTGACCTTTACCTGTTTGAGTATCTTTCTTCTCAGCTCTTCTTTTTTGTTGACAAGCGGCTTTTTTTTGAGAATCTGACATTTTACCTGCAACCCCTGCGGCTCTACATTTTGGGTAAGATTTAGATGATGCATCAGGTCTCCCACATGGTGGATGTTTACCATCAACCTTTTTACATATATTCACCCAAGGCCCTTTAGGTTGTTTACTACCTTTAGGTTTTTTCTTAGTCCCAAACCAAACACCCAAATCTTCATTAATTGTATGAACATCGTGAGACGGTATTTCATATCCACTTTCAGGATGTTTTTCCCAAACACCAACAGTTTTTTTAATATTATTTTTAATATTTTTTTTCTTAGCTTTACTTGTTGTATGATGATTACTGTCATCACTAAATGGGTCAAGTTCTTGTTTTCTCCATTTTTTTAAACCTAACTCAATTGGCCCGCTATACTCACCAGCACTTGTAGAACTATGAGTACCTTCTTTTATTTTCTTTTTACCAAAAACTTTTTTAATTAATTCCGCATTAACAGGGTTATCATTTAAGTCACTACCATCTTCATCATTTTGAACAGGATGTTTTTTGTCTGACTTTGAAATTGCAACCGAAATTTTTTCTTTTCTTTTAACACCCTTTGTATCAATATTACCATCAAGTGAATCAACATATACTTCCGCATTATCATAACCATTTAACGGTTCTGTAAAAGGTTTCAAAATATTTTTATCCCATAATTTTAAACCAGGTCTTAATGGGGCTCTATAACTACCCGCATCACCTGTTGAGGTTGACTCATTTACATAATCGTCATACTCCTTGAACTTTTTTAATATTTCTAATATAACGTTACTTTTCATATGGATTTTTTTTTACTATCTTTAATATAAATATATCATGCTATGGAACATTCTAATGAAGAACAATTAAAAGACGAATTAAAAAATAAAATAAATAATTTATCACCTGAAACTGTTCTATTCGACGTATTTCAATTTAACACAAATGAAGATTTAGATTATTTTATTTTAAATTTTACTAAAGAAGACGCAAATAATTGTATTATACAATCATTAGTTTCCGCTTATAAAAGAGGAGCTTTCACTTTAGTTGAATCTGAAATAATTTCAAAGTCTTTAAGAATGTTAGACAAATAAAAAAAGGGACAATTTCTTGTCCCTTTTTATTATAGATTAAGATAAGATTATCTTAATTCATTCAAATCGAATGTACGAACACCATCAACGATGATACGTCCATAGAAACGGTTATTAACCATCTTCTTAGCGTAACGTGTCATAATACCCTTGATAGGAGTAAAGTTGAATGGGTTATACATTGTTGGAGTTAATTGTAATGGTACGTATGGAGCGTAGATATATCCAGTATCCAATAACGAAGTACCTTTGTGACCAATCAACACAGTGTTTGGTGGGAAGTATGGGTCACGGTATACTTGGTAACGACCACTCAAAGTACCAACTCTTTCAATACCCATGTTGTATTGGTCTTGCTCAGGAGCCGCGTTTGATACGTGGAAGTATTCCAAGTCATCAAAGATAGCACTGATTTCAGAAGATACAACAATCCAGTTAGCTCCACCTCTTAAAGTAGACTTATGGATTTGAGCTGAAATTTGGTTGATTGCAGTAATCAACGTTTGATTCCAGTCCTTTTGAGTGTAAGGAGTTGATTGGTTGTTCAGACGCTTCCATCCGTTGTAATCCCAACGTAATGTCCAAGCCGCACCTTTACGTAAGTCACGTAAGATTTCACGGTCAATTTCAGCTGCCACTTGCTCAGATAATAAAGCTGTTAATTCAGCTTCAGCATCGATGTTGTGGAACGCTGCAACGTCTTGAGCAAGTTCTGGAGACCATTGTGCTCTTAACTTTCTTTCAGTCACAGAAACTGTTACTGATTGAAGGTCGAAAGAAACTTCACCAATTTTGTCTTCAAATTCTAACTCTTGGTAACGCTTCCAATATGCAGTAACTGCTGTGTTAGTTGTAACACCCGTTAAAGTAGTTGTGAAAGTAGTTCCAGTGTAACCATCAGGAGTAGATGCTCCACAAGAGATACATGCTGGTGTTTGTAAATCAACTTCTAAGTAGATAACACCATCAGCACTACATACATCATAGAACGAACCTCCATTTCCTGGAGTTGCTCCACCTGGCCATGTTGTAGTTTTGCTAGTACCATATTCAACAATACCTTTACCGTATTTTTGTGTAACAACACGGAATAAAAGTGGTGTAGAAGTAGTAACATTACCACCAGATGCGTTAATTCTTGCAGCTAATGCAGAAGTTGGTAATAAAGTTAAATCAGAAAGGAATGTTTCAGTATCCATTTCTTGTCCATCAGGGCCAATTAACTTACCGTCACCTACTGATGTGAAACCAGACATTACTAAAAGTAATTTTCTGTATTCACCTGAACCATATCCAGATACTACTAATGAACCGTTTGACCAAACTACTTGGTTAGTTGCACCAGTAACCCAATACCAACCACCTTTTGAATAATCAAAAAGACCTGATGGGTTTAAACCTGGTTCATTTCCTTCATAGAATAAATCATAAAGGTTCTTTGGATACGCAGTTGAATCAGTGTAACCAGCATTTGGGTCACCAGGATAGTTTCCAGGAGAACCTACAGGTGCTCTGTGTCCAGCTTCTCCTGAAGCTCCTTGTGTTGGAGTTGCTGCAGAATAACCTTGAATTTGAGGTACAAAGTAGAACAATTTACCGATTGGTAAGTTCATAGCTTGTACAGATACGATTTCGTTAGCTAATAATTTAGAGAACACACGTCTGATGATAGGGAATACCACAGTTTCGAATGAACCTGAATCAGCAGTTGAAGCCGCTTCGTTAATTAAGAATGATGCTTGGTTTTCATACAACTGAGCAACGTTTTCTTTTAGGTGGCCTCTAAGACCTTCAAGGAACCCTAATTTGTCCCATTTGTTTATAGTGTCTTCTTTGATAACTTTCAAGTGCTTAAGACCGATGTTACCTACTAATCCACTTTCTAATAATGCTCCCATTTTATTTTATAGGTTTTTTATTTTTTTAAGTTTATTTTATTATTTTTGACATAATGTCTTTCATTCTCAAGAATTGAGGATTTTCGTAAGTTTTTGATTCAATCAAATTCACAGCTGAACCTGATTGTGGAACTTTATCCATCACTCTTTCGATTGATTCTGTCATCGGAGCTTTAGTGGTAGCACCACCTAACTCGTCTTTTATTGTCTTATAAAGAGCTTTAGATTCTTTAAGAGTGTCTGCGGTATCAAATCTTCTTAAAATGTTAATCTTTTCTTGCTTTGACGTAGAGTGTTCTGTGAACAATCTTGTAGCGTATGCTAAATTTGAATTAAACACTGCAACTTCGTTAAGTTTGTCTCTAAACATATTTAGAGCCTTTCTGTATTCTTCATTTTTAGCTCTTAACATTTCAACTTCTTCCATAATTTCACGGCTTTCAAACGTTAAGTTTCTGTTAGGTGTAATACCCTTTCTTAAACCACGTCCTTTTTTAGAACCAAATCCGTAAGTACGAGCAGCTTCTTTAGCTTCTTCTTTTGTTCCGAATTTTTTAGGTCTATCCGTGTCCATTGAAGCTTCTTCTTTGAACTCAAATTTAGGTTTACCTGTACCTTTTGTAGGATTTGCGTGAGCTTTCTTTTCGTTAAAACCACCTTGTGTCTTTTTAACAACACCAGCAGTTTTAGCGTTACCCAATTTAACACCTTTACCAACTACAGCTTTAGTAGATTCAGTAAATACTTCTTCTTCAAGTTCGTATTCATCTTCTTCATAATCTAAACCATCGCCGTCTTCGTGTCCGTGTTCTCTTGAGTACTCACCTTTTTTGCTACCCCACATTTCATCCAACTCTTCTTCCTCTTCCTCTTCATTCATTTCAATTTCGTAAACGATTTCATCTAATTCTTCTTCCTCTTCTTCAGATTCCCAACCTTCATACTCTTCTTGTTCAGATTCAGTTTGAATAAGGTATTCATCTTCTTCATCTTTTAAATGAATAAAATCACCTTCTTTTTTAATTTCAAAACTGTCATCTGCACTCATTTGTTTAAAAGCTTTAAGGACATCTTCCATAGAACTGTCAGTTAAATCAGTAACTTCCATAGAATTAAATTCATCTTCACCACCCATATCAGATAAATCTGTCATGTCAAATTCCTCTTCAGAATCTTCGTCTTCTTCAGTTCCAAATTCGTCTTCTTCCTCTTCAGATTCTTCATCTTCAGATTCAAATTCGTTTTCTTCTTCCTCAGAATCTTCAAATTCTAATTCGTCTTCAACTTCAAATTCATCTTCTTCAGCCTCATTTTTCATAGACTCTTTTACTAATTCGCTAATTTCTTCTTTCATTGTAGAATGAAGTATTTCTTTTGCGTTTTCATTGATAGCTTCTTCCAAATTTTGTATTTGGATTAACGCTTCTTCAACTAAGTTTTTTTCTGCCATTGCGTAGTTATTTTATTAAATAAATATATGAATGTTTATAAAAATTAATTTTTTTTTGTTAGAGCATAAAAAAAGAGGACTTTTGTCCTCTTTTAAATGTTTTTTTACTTTGTAATTACTCAAACACTTCGTCAATTTTACTTTCACTAACTGAAGTAATTCTCCAATCATAACTAAATGATTTGTAAGCCTCAGTAACTTTAGCTTCTACATCAGTAACTGAATAACCTTTTACAAGTTTTTCTTCTCTTACTTTTTTAATTTTTCCTGTGTTTTCATCTGGCAAATCGTATTGGATTTTTGCCACAAAGTATTTTTCGTCCATTTCCATAATTATTTATTTTTTTAAATAATCGGAAAGTCTTCCCATTAAATCAAGCGATTTGTTAACTGTTCTTGCAGCTTTCATTTCGTTTTCTTCTTGTAGGTTCTCTTCAAACGCAAATCTTCCATCAGGTTCAGTAAATAAATAAGCTCCTGGTGTTGACGGTGAAGATACTAAGTCAAAACAAATTAATTCAAAATCATCTTGTACTTCATTTTGGTCACCTACTTTTTTTAAAGAACCTACCCCTCTTGATGATATACCTAACGTTACACCTAATCTTAATAGGTTTGCTGCTTGGTCACCCTTTGTTGACACAATACCTCTTTCATGGAACCCTGGTGAGGTTAGAAGTAATAACTTACCTAATAGAACATTACCATCCCACCACATCTCTGTAATCATGTGTGATACTCTATCCAAATCTATTAACGAAGATTCAGGATGGTTAAGTTCAGATAAGGCAGTTTTTTTACCTATATAATTTTTTATATAATTTTCAGATTCTCTCTTTAAAATTCTTTCAGGATATATTCTACCATTTCTATTTGGTGTGTTATATTTTTGTAGAACGGCATAAAACTCAAATGGTTTTGAATAATCTTTAAAGTCCCTACTTTCTTGTAAGAATGTTTGATTATGTTTTTCTGTTGGGGAAACATATCCCGCATCCATCTCAATTAAAATACCTCTTCCTGTCTCTCTTGGGCCTAATATTTTATAATTTTGCATTTTACCTTTTTATTAGATAAATATTAAATACTTTCTAATTTATCGGTAGTATTTAATTTATCCTTTTTAGTTAAATAAAATTTAAAATATTTTGAAGGTTTAAAACAGTATTTGTCTATTTGTGATATTATATTTTTTAATTCATTTTTTAACTCTGTTGATTTAAACCCCATTTCTGTTTTAACAAAAAGAGTTATTTCTAAATTCATGAAAGACCGTTTTTTAATTGATATTCCACTTGTTCTTAAATCTAAATCAACAATAAATTTATCATTAAATAAATCTTTGTTAATCATATCACCAAGAGTTGTTTTTATATTTTTGTTGAGTATTGATACAGGTCGTGACCAATCCATTTCTAAACCTTTTGGTTCAACCCAAGATTGGATGTTTAAGTAAATAGATTTTAAGTTTTTCGAATCCACAGTTCCATACGAACACTTTATTTGTTTGTAACCTTTGATTACACAACTTTTTCCTTTTTTCATTTACAATTTTTTCATATCTTCGTTTATTTATATATTAATAATAACACACAAAAATATAGTTGTCAAAAAAATGTTAATTATCCCTGTCAGAAATAACGAGGTGGAAAAAGCTTTAAAAATGTTTAAACAAAAAGTAGTTAAAACTCAACTTGTAAAAAAATTACAGGAAGGAAAATACTACAAAAAAAAATCTGACACAAAACGTCAGATTTTAAAAAATGCAATTTATAAAAATTCAAAGAATACTGAATTATAAATTTTGAGTTAAACTCAATAACTTAATATATTCTTTTTTAGATGGTTTAGAATTTGTAATTCTTTCTTTTGTCTCAATTAAAACATTTTTAAGTTCTTCATCAGATTCTGAAATTAATGTATCAATTTTTTGAACAGCATTTTCTTTTAATTCATCAAATTTACTTTTTAAATTTTCTTCTTTTGAAGTTAAAATTTCTTTAATTGAATTTCTTTCTGATTCAGTTAAATTTTCTAAATATTTTTCAGCAGTTTTATTAGCAACTTTTAACATTGAACTAATTGGAACTTTGGGTGTTTTACTTTCAACAATTGGTTTAGTTTTAGTTAAACTTTCAACAATTTTCTTTTTAGCAATTGATTTTTTTTCAGGTTTAATCAAATCACCATACAATAAATCATCAATAGTTTCATATTTGTTTTCTAAAACTATATCCTTTGTCCAACTTTTAATAAACTTATTTGTTGATTCTGAAAGTTTCAAATTTCTAAATTCTGAAACCATATCCTCAACCAAGTAATTGGAAGTTTCTTTATCTAAACCTTTGTTTTCATTTAGGTTGTCATAAATTGACATCATTTTAACAAAATCTTTATTTTTTAATAGTTTTTTGTTAAAAAGATACATATCAGTTTTAAGAGTTTCATTTTTGAATGACTCTACCAACTTATTTTCTACTAGTGTTTTAATTATTCCGAATCTCATTTTATAATAATTTAATTATAAATATCAATCCTTTAATAGTTTATCCAATTGATTTCCAATTTCACCCAATGATTCTTGAACTCTACCTAAATCAATCAGTTCATCTTCATTTAACATTCCACTATTTTCTAATAAAATATTAAGTCCTGAATTACGTTTTTCTATGTTTTCAGGAACTGTACCCGCACCTTCTGCCGGTGGTGGGGCAGGACTTTCAGATGGTGGTGCAGCACTTTCGGAACCACCTCCAAATCCTTCCATTCCTCCTAATCCTGATTCAGGTGGTGCTCCCCCACCTTCTGATGGGGCACCTGCTGGTTCACCCTCTTTTTTACCATATAATTTATCTAAATTATCAAATAAACCTGTATGAGTAATAACTTCAGCAGTTTTCTTAAGTTCTTCACCAACGGCTCTTTCAATACGTTGTTGTTGTAAGTCAAGTTTAATTTCTTCATCAGAAAACCCAAGAATGTGTTTCTTAGCCCATGACATAGACACTGGTGCAATTCCACTACCAGGGTCAGCAACTAAATCCTTATATAATAAAATCTTTTCTTTCCATACATCAATTTTCATCAAATCTGCCTGAGTTGACGGATTTGTTAAACTAAGTTGGAAATTTGATATTTCATCTTCAAAACCTAAAATGAATAAATGTATAATAGCAATTTTATTCAATTCAGAAATCATATTTTTTTGAATTCTGTTAATAGTTCTTGCAAAACGAATATCTTGTAGTGATAAATTTTTACCGTCACCAACAGTTTCTTCAAAACCTAAAAACGCTTTAGGTACTCTTAAAGCTGTTAATAATTTCTTTTGGATATATTCGATATCCGCAATTTCAGATAGGTTCTGTGCCCCCGCTAATGTCTCAATAGGACTTGCCTGTGCGGTATCTCTAACAGGAACGAAATAATCTTGGTCAACCGCCATCTGATTAAATCTCATATCTACATTACCCGATTTTGGGTCAACAGTTTGACTTCTCTTAAATTTATTCGCAAATCTTTGGATATATGGTTCAACATCCGCATCATCCATATTTCCAACAAACACTTTAAATACACGTCTTTCAGGAGCTCTTGATGTTCTGTAAATTAACATCGCATCTTCTGATAACAATAATTGTTTCCAAATACGACGAGCTTTTTCTAACATAGATGTACCATAAGGTAATCTTCTATCATCACCTAATAATCTGAAGTGAGCAATTTCCCAAGTATTAAATTCTAAATCTTTCTGTTTCCATTTAAACTTTAAATGTTTTTTTTCAGGATTAGTAGTTGAATCAGTTGAATGTGAACCCATACCCGCTTCCAATCGTTCAATTTCAATAATTGGTAACTGCATACATCCTACAACACCTTTTTCAGGGTCTAATTTTATATAAACAAAGTTATCACCATACTTACATGTGTTTCTTGTCCACATGGGTAAGTTAGTGTTAATATCTAAAGCGTTATTAAACAAATCCCCAAGAATTGATTTAATTCTTGACGATTCAGAATAAATTTGTAACATGTAACCATCTTGATTGATGGTGGTAGATTCCTCAGCGTAAATGTCTAAAGCAGCACCAATTTCAGGTGTAAACTCCATTGACTCATAGTCATAAAAAGATGCTAAACGGGTTGGTTCGTAATAAACTGCTTGAGTATATAGATTATTTTCAATTCGACCCCATTGGTTCGCCAAATAATATGTTTGTTGAGCTTGAAGTTTCTCTCTTTCGTATTCGGCCTTTGAGGTTGTTTTTAATAACTCGCTTTTATCATATTTGTATGTAGGGTAATCCTGACCTAATAATGAATTAGGGCCAAAGGTCTGTGATAACCTTTGCCATACCGTTAGTTTATTTTCACTCATATCTAAAGTATAATTTGTTTAAACAACACTATAAATGTTATTTACTAGGTTTTTTATCACTTACAGGTAATTTTACAGTTTGTACCCCTTGTCCGGATACTTTACTTCTTGTACCTGCGTTATATGTTCCTGATTTTTGTCTTTTTATATATCCCATAATTTTATCTCCTTCCTCCGAATAACCATAAATAGTTTTCATAATCACTTTTTGTGGCTTCTCGTTTAAAGTTTTCTTGATGTTGAGGGACTACCGGGTCCATGAATTGTTTTCGATTATATTCATTTGTATTAACAGTCCATGAATTAATCATTGCCTTTGTTTGATTTGTTACCTTATTAAGTGACGTAAATGATGATTCACCAACATAAAGAGCCATAGCTACTGACATAATTAAATCATCGTGTTGTCCTTTTTGGTGGTCAGGTCTTCCATTTATATAAATAAATGTGTTCATTTCATTTAACAATCTACTTGAATTTATTTTAAAACCATGTCTTAAATATTCTTCAAAGGTTGCAATAATTTGAACTCTCTTAGCATTAAAGTTAATTCCTGGTATTTTTTCAGTAGCCTTTGGGTCATATTTCCATTTATTTGAGATATCTACACCGTCAACGTACATATTCTTATACCCTAACTCTCTAAGTCTTAAGGACGTTGTAACACCCATACCACCTGTAATATCTATTACAATAAATGCGTTATACATATTACCCCATTTAAAACATATTTCCGCTAATGTGTCAGGAGGAAGTTTTCCAACATACTCAGCAACTTGTTCTCTTGTATCAAAATCAATGATTTGGAATGTTGAGAAGTCCTCACTATCCCCACGAGATACGTCAACACCCATAATGTATTTTTTACCCATTTCAGGTTCTTTCCAAATCCAAAGTCCACCACCCATCATCTTTGTGGATGGTTCTTTAACCATATTAATTCTTAAATTTTCCAATAAATCCGAATCAAATACGTTATCCCCCGAACCAAGAAATGCACATTCTAATTCCTGACTAACTTTACGTTTGTCATATTTAAGTTTTTTAACCATTGATTCATACCAAGAAGAACTTGGTTTATATCCCTGAGCAATCAATTGTCTTATTTCATCAAAGTTTTTTTCTTTATTGTTATAGTCAATAATTTCAACAGTTTGATATTCATTACGATTTAAATAATAATGAATAATATCTTTTACATTTATTAATGATAAATCTTTAGCATATCTTGGGTCTTTCCACCAAACCATTTCGGAAACTTTAAATTCATTCATTCCCTTTAACGCTTGGTCATATATACCATAATAAATTGGGTCATATCCATTTGGTGTTGATACAACTATAACCTTACCACCTGTGGATAAGGATGCCATACAAGCCGCCCAAAAATCATCATCGGCATCAATATACGCCGCCTCGTCAAATATCAAGATTGTTGGTGTATAACCACGAAGAGCATCTTTAGATGTCGCAACTGCTTTAACTTCACATCCATTTGTTAATTTAAAATGTCTTTGTGAGTTTTTTTCAGCAGAAAAACCAACACCTACCCAACTAGGCCATTGTTCAGTAAATCCTCTAATTTTATTTGCAACCTCAACTGCTGTATCTAATTTGTTAGCAATAACCAATATTTTTTCAGGGCTATTCTTTTTAGCAAAAACAAGTTTTTTTGATGACCAAGCGGCTGTCACAGTTGATACACCTGCCTGTCGATACTTTAATGCAATATTTTCGTTATAGTTTTCATAATCTTCAACCAAACTAACTTGGTCAGGAAATAATTCTAATGGGACATACTTTTGAACAGTGTTGTCATATGTCTGTAAATAAGTTTTAAGGGCGTATGGTGTTGATTTCATACACTTGGCATACTCCATTAAAACTGCTTCTCTTGATAAACTCATATACTATAAATATAAAATTTATCTTAAAATAGAAAACCCTTCATCTCTGAAGGGTTTTAAAGTTTTTAGTTGATGCCTAATCCTTTTAAGAAATCATCAAAATCCTCATCATCATCGTCGTCATCATCCTCATATTTCTTCATAGTATCTTCATATTCTTCTTCTTTAAGTTCAGCAATGATTTCATCAACCATATCTTTTACCATTTTCTTTCCTTTTGGTGAACCTGATAAAATTTCACGAGCCATTGCAAAGAATTCGTTTGGGGTAAGTTCGGCAAACTTAACAAGGAAATATTGTTGTAAGTTTCTCTTATCATCATCAAACAATTCATCAGGATAAGCTTCACGAAACTTTTGCCAAATAACCGGCCCTAATCTCATATCCCAAATTTCACCAACAACAGTATCTTGTGATTTAATAACCGCTTCTTGTCTTGTCTTATCTTTCGGTAATCCGTATGTTCCTGCAATTTCCATAACACCTTTAGCAAGTTCATGAATAAGGATTGGTAAATTAACACCACGAGCCTTTACTGTCGGTGGGTCAGTCTTAGCGTCTAACTCAGACATACCATATGTCGATTCTCCACCACCTGCCATACCTTGAACCATTGAGTCAGGCATTAACCAATAAAGTGAATCAGCAAATGACATAAAGACACCATACATATTCAATAATCTTGGGTTAATAGCATTTAACTCTCTATTTAATAATTCAAACATATAAGAAGATTGTTTAGCCGCTCCTTGAATAAGGGAGTTTATAAACCTTCTTTTAGCCTTTTCTAAATCAAATTTTTCAAATGAATCCATGAAATCCTCAAGTTGTTCTTGTTCTTCTTCAGAACCAAACATGTTTTCAATTTCTTCTTCACTTGGTTCTTCACCTTTAGCAGATAACTTACTTGAATCAATGTCATTTGGTTTAACCAACTGAACATCATACTGTAATGCTCCTTCAGGAATACCAAATTCCTTTTGAACAACCTCAATTGCTAATTCTTCCAAGTATTCTTTGTTTTCAGATTCAATCTGAGCGATTTCTTGCATAGCGTTCATCACCATCATTTGAAGTCTCATCATTGAATTCTGCGAAGTCACATCTTCAATACCTGTATATCTTTTTAATCTGTTAATAACCTCTTTAAATCTTTGAGACGCAATAAGTTGTTCAAAGTTAGATGGTTTATCCGGACTTTCAGGTGTTATTTCAGGAAATGCTTTACTACCTGAATGAGGTGTTTCACCTTTCTCAAATTTAGATTGAATATCAGGTGCCATTCTTTCAGGGCCTTCATATCCGATAGGTGCCTCATTAAGTCGACTAACCAATCTTTTTACTAATTTTTCTTTTTTCATCTTACTCACCTTTTAATTTAATATTCATTTTACCAAAACTCAAATAAGATGGTAATTCACCTTTTGGTCTTGGTTCAGTGTCTGGTGCTGGTTTGAAAGGATTTTTTCTAGTCGGAGTAGTTGTCTTTTCCTTTTCCTTAGTTCTTTCTTTTTCTTTTGTACCAGAACCTTTTGGTCTTGGTTCAGTGTCTGGTGCTGGTTTGAAAGGGTTTTTTCTCGTAGGAGTTGTTGTTTTTTCTTTTTCTTTTGTTCTTTCTTTTTCTTTTGTTTGTGATTCCAAAATACTTCTGATTAAATCTTTTTTTGTCATAGATGGTCTTAAATTTTCTTCAATGATTTCTCTCATTTTTCGTTCCAAAATAACTTCATATGGATTTTTACCTTCTTTTAATGACTTTTTGACATCAAGAACACATCTTTCAAATTTCTTATCTTCACCTTTAGTGTAATCGTCTTTCTTTTTACCTTCTAAACCCAATGATGATGTACAGATAGCCCAAGGATTTTTTTCAACTTTCTTTTTTGTTTTTTTCTTACCCTCAGTCATTTCACCTTCAGCTGTTGATATTTTTAAAACTCCGTTTTCCACTTTAGCGGTTGATGGTTTGTTAGGGTCATTTGATTTTGGAATTACCGCCCCTTTATTTTGAATATCCGATAAAGGTATATTTGTTGTTGTTGTTATATCTTTAGTTTGGGTAATTGCTTCTTTAGTTTCAGATTTTTTACCACTCGAAAACATATTCCCAATAGGTTTATTCATTTTACCATAACCAATAAATCCATGGGCATTAACCATAGATTCATATAAGGTATTAATTTGTTTTGGAGATTGTTTACTTAAATTTTCTTTAGTAAAACCTATCTCAACTAATTTTTGAATTTGTTTTTTTATTTCCATCTTCTTCAAACTCTTTATAAAATTCAAGGATTATATCCTTTTCATATAATTTATCTTTAACTTGTTGTTCAGTCATTCCAAAGTGAAAAACTAATCTTTCATCTTTATCACTATCTTTTTCCCAAGCTAAAGCTACCACATTATCTAACGCATCTTTCATACAAAAAAAATCGGAGTTTTGAATGAGCTCCATATCTATTCCGTCTCTATTCAATACTCCTACTTTTTTAATTTCTTCAGTATCAGGTGGTGTTGGGTTTCCGTTAGCTGGAACTGTGTCCCAATCATCACCAAATACTTCAGTTGTTTGTGAGAAAATAAACTCATAAGTTTTATTTCCTCTATAATTTGCCCCTAATCCGTTAACAAAAACTAAATAACTCATAGGATATTACCTTTTGGAGATACCTTAAGTTGTTTGTTTTTATTTTCAAATACTAAATTACCTTTATTAGTTTTACCTACAAAAGTTACAAACGGGAAATTGTTAACAATCTTTTTTGATATTTCAGCTTGAGCTTCAGTTAAAGATAATCTTTCAATTTCTTTATTATACTTAATCTTTCTTGATTCTGAAATAACTTTTTGTTCTTTTTTCTTTTCTGTAATAAATTTCTTTTCATTTTCATTAATTACAACATAACCTTTAAGAACTTTTTCAATTGTAGATTCTTTAAAAATACTTTTAAGAGCGGATTCTACATAACTTTCTTCGTTGAATTCCCCTTCGTCCATCCAACCTTCATCCATTTCACCTTCAGGTTCTGCAATTGGTTCTTCCTCAGAAGACATTTCAGGTTCTTCACTTGACATTTCATCTTCAGATGAACCCATATCTTCCATTCCGTAGTCAGATTCTTCTTCACCTTCAAATCTTGTTAAGATTTCTTCTTTATCATCTTCATCTAATGATGATAAATCTAAAGAAGATAATATTGAATTAATAACATATTTTACATCTTTACTTGATAACTCTTCCTCACCTGAATAATCTCTAATTTTTTGAGCTAACTTTCCTGTTAACTTTTGGATAGATTTAAATGTAACTGGTTCACCTTCTCCACCTTCTGATGGTAATTCATCCATATCTGATGGTTCTTCCATACCCATTTCATCTCCTTCAGGAGCAATTGGTAAATCGTCACCCATATCAGTACCCATATCAGAATCCATAGATGGTTCTGCAGGTGCTGGAGTTTCCTCAGGTGCCGGTGGAGGTAAATCTGAAGGTTCTTCAGCTGGAGCTTCCATTTCAGGCTTTGGTGTTTTTAACATGTATTTCTTATCTTCAGTGAATAAAGAAATTCCTTCACTAATACCGTTAACTCTATTAATTTCACCAGCCATTAAATTTAATTTTCTCATAGCCGCCGAGTATGAAGAAAAGTGTTTTCTATTCTTCATGTGGTCAATATAATCTGAAACAGATTCACTGATTTGTTTTTTGATAATATAACCTAATCTTTCTTTTACAATTTCATAGGTGTTACCATCAGCTAATGTTACTCTGTAATCAACTGAAGATGTTTCATTAATTGAATTTGGAATATTCTCGTTATAACGAGCGATTTCCATAATTCTTTGGATTTTATCCATACCTTGTAGTTTTTCACTACCAATTGGTTTTAGTTTGCTCATAATTTTTTAACTATTTAATCCGTTAAAACCGCCTATTGTTACGGCATTTAATTGTACTACAGTATCTCCTGAAATTGTTCCACCTCCATATGTTGGGTGTGGTTGTAACGTTGATGTACAACTATTACATGCGGTTCCACCTGTAGTGTTGTTAATAACTACATATGTATATGTTCCTGAAGAATACTGCGCCATAATATTATTTTTTCTTTATAAATATAAGGAAAATTAAGATTTTTTTAGATTAAGTAAAAAATCTATCTTTTGTTCCATCAGTGATAATTCTTTATCGACCAATTTATTCTCTAAATTAAATAGTTTTTCCAAATAATCACTTCTTCTTAAGTACTTAAAGACCAAATTTTCATATGAATATTCACCATCTTTTTTAAGACCTGAACTTCTATATTTTTTAAGTTTTTCTTTAAATTTTTTAATATATTCTCTTGCTTCATCGATATCTTTCTCCGATGCGTTATCAACCACAGTATCAATCTGTGTTTTCCAGTGATTAATTTTCGACTTTAATAATTTAGTATCAATACTAACTTCCTCTTTTTCAGGTTTAACCAACCACTCATCATATAACACAGAATAAACACCTGAACTAAAATGTGACTCACTTTCATTCTGAACATAAAGTTCAACTTCATATCCAAAAATTTTAATATCGTGATTGGTATTAAAAATTGTTTTTTTCACTTTAAACAACTCTTCATATAGTGGAAGTTCTGTATCTGAAAATTGAATAAAATCAGAAACAACGTGAAGGTCGATATCAGAATACTCTGACCAATTATAATTTGCTAATGAACCTGTAAAAATTACATCTTCAACTAAAATAGGTACTCCGATAAAATCAACAAATTCATTTGCTGTGTGAAGTAATTTTTCTCTTACTTCTTTACGCAACTTCATGTTCTCATCCCAAATTTTTGAGTTGAGTTTATCTTGAGCAAAAAAACTTTTAATGATATTATTGTCTTTCACAAATAATAAATATCTGTAAATTACAATCTTTTATATTTGTAAGCCTTTGCGATGTTTTTACTAAAATAACTTCCTTGTGATTCCGCCATTCTAAAACGAGTATATACTTCGTGTGGTACATCGTCATACTCATATTGAATACCTGTCTTAAAATCAACAATTAACTTCTTAGATTCAGTGTTATAATCAGTTTTAGTAATGTTTGATGACTCGATTTCACAAATGATGTTAGTTCCTTTGATTGTTTCTTTAAGAATTGCCATAACTTTTTTTTGTAAGTATAAAAAAAATTGTATTAGTTTTGTAGTTGAATTTAACAAGAAAATAAATTAATCTTAATCAAAACAATTTTTATGACAGATTCAGTTGATGAAGGTGGAAAACTACCAAAAAAGACAGAGGTAAACTCAAGTACACCTGTTCTAGACAATTTTAGTCGTGACCTTATTAAACTTGCCGAGGAAGGTAAATTAGACCCAGTTGTAGGTAGGGAAAACGAAATATTACGAATTGCACAAATTCTTTCAAGAAGAAAGAAAAATAACCCAATTATTATTGGTGAACCTGGTTGTGGTAAGACCGCAATTGTTGAGGGGTTGGCTATGAAGATTTTTGAAGGTGATTGTCCAAGAAACCTAATTGATAAACGTATTTTATCATTAGAGATGAATTCGGTAATTGCCGGAACAAAGTATCGTGGTCAATTTGAAGAACGATTAAAGGTTATCTTGGAAGAAATTCAGGCAAACCCTAATGTTATTCTATTCATTGATGAAATCCATACTATTGTAGGAGCGGGTAACGCATCAGGTTCAATGGATGCATCTAACATTCTAAAACCTGCATTATCAAGAGGTGAAATACAATGTATTGGAGCAACAACATTGGATGAGTACAAGAAACAAATTGAAAAGGACGGAGCGTTAGATAGACGTTTCCAAAAAGTAATAGTTAGTTCTTCAACCAAAGAAGAAACATTACAAATCCTTAAGAATGTTAAAGACAGATATGAAAATTATCACAAGGTAAATTACACTGATGAAATTTTACAAATCTGTGTTGATTTGGCGGAACGATATATCACAGACAGAGAGTTCCCTGATAAAGCGTTTGACATCTTGGATGAGGTTGGAGCAAGAGCTCAGGTAGATGTGAAAAATCCTGAAATTATTGATGAATTAAAACGTCAGGCATTAGAAATTAAACAACAAAAATTACTTGTTGTTAAAAAACAGAATTACGAAGAAGCCGCAAACTTAAGAGATAAAGAAAAGAAAGTTTTATCACAACTCGATATTGAAAAGAAAAAGTTTGAACAAACTCTTTTAGATAATAGAAAAACAATTTCTGAAGAATTGGTTTATGAGGTAGTGTCAACAATGACAAAAATACCTTTAACTAAACTTAATTTAGATGATAAAGTTGCTCTTATTAATTTAGAAGAAGAGTTAAACAAATCAGTAGTTGGACAAAAAGATGCTGTTACTAAAATTGCAAAATCTATTCGTAGAAATAGATTAGGTATCAAAGACCCAAATAAACCAATTGGTTCATTTATATTCTTAGGTTCAACAGGTGTTGGTAAGACATTGTTGGCTAAAGAATTGGCTAAACAAATTTTTGGAAGTGAGGAAAACCTTATCCGAGTTGATATGTCTGAATTCCAAGAAAAACATACCGTATCTCGTTTGATTGGTTCACCTCCTGGTTATGTTGGATATGATGAAGGTGGACAACTTACAGAACAAGTAAAAACCAAACCATATTCTGTAGTATTATTTGACGAGGTTGAGAAAGCCCACAAAGATATCTTCTCAGCATTACTTCAACTATTAGACGAAGGTTACATGACGGATAGTTTTGGAAGAAAAATCAATTTCAAAAACTGTTTAATCATCATGACTTCAAATCTTGGGGTGAAAAAGATGCAAGAGTTTGGTGCAGGTGTTGGATTTAGTAAGACAGGTAATGTTTACACCAATGAAGAACTTAAGAAAACGATGTTGAATAAAGAATTGAAGAATCACTTCGCACCTGAGTTCATCAATCGTTTGGATGAAGTAATTGTATTCAACACACTTCAAAATGACGATATCCAAAAGATTGTTTTGGTTGAAATTAACAAACTAAAAACTCGTCTATTAAACTTGGGTTACAACATTAATTTTGGTCAATCAGTAATTGACTTTGTTTCAAAAGTAGGATTTGATGATGTTTACGGAGCACGTCCTCTAAAGAGAGCAATCCAAGAAAAGATTGAAGACTACATTTCAGATGAAGTATTACGTGAAAAAATTGTATTAGGTAAGACTTATAATATCGAAATCAATGAAGAAGAGGTTTCAATAACAGAAGTTGAAGTCCAACCTGATGAAACACCAAAAGTGAAAAGACCAAGAAAGAAAAAGGGGGAATAAACCCCCTTTTTTTATGATTAAAAATTAAACATTTGTGAATTATGTATGAATTGGTATTTCTGTTTACCAAGTTCTTCGATTAGTTTTTTACCTGTATTCATACCAGCAAAAACTTCATGGACAACAACATACTCATTTGGTGTGTGATAGTTATGATATCCGATTGAGAAGTTGATACAAGAGAAGTCAAACTTCTTACGAAGTTGCCAAACATCAGTGTAAGGGTGTTGCATATATTTTGGTTCAGACAACATACCTTCAGAAAGAACTTTTTTAGCTTTTGTTTCAAATTCAGAATCCGTTTCAAATACTTTAACACCATAACAATATTCTGTTACCATGTAGTCGTCAGGAGCGTCAAATTGAATTGCGTAACCTACATTACTAAAGAAATCTCTGTCAGCTTCTTTTGAACCCAAACAACCAACTTCTTCAGATACAAATAAAGCAACTTTAATTACATCAAAGACTTCCAATAACTGAAGACAAGCAAACACTCCACACTTATCATCACCACCAATACCTGTTGGGTTACCCAAATCGTTATATGCCTTAAGAGATAAACTTAGATTACCTTTTGAATCTTTAAGTTGTTCTTCATGGATATTGATTGTGTCAATGTTATGAACCGTATCGGTATGTGCGACAATACAAGGATAAAATTCACCCTCGTTTATTTCACCCTTTGTGACATAAACATTTCCAAAGTCATCAACTTTAAAATTGTGTTTTTTTTCGGTTAAATATTCAACCAAAAATTCAATCATTAAATCTTCTTTAAATGATTTTGTAGGTATTGACAATACCTTTTTTAAGAAATCAACATTTTCTATCATAGCTCATAAAGATAAGCTATTTTTCTATTAAAACAATTCAGGATGATATAAAAAATTTAAAAAAGTATCATAATCAATTTTAACGGTTTGGTTAAATTCATTTTTACTATGATTACTATATGTAACAAGTATCTTTCCGTCATCAACATCTTGAATTATGAATTTGTTTGGTGTCTTTTCACCAAATGTTTTTTGTGAAGGAAATTCATACCATTTATTAAATTCACTATACTTTAACTTTGATAATTTTTCAAGTATTTCAGAGTTTTTACGATAAGAATCGATATTATCACTATTTTCAATTTTTTCCATGATTTTGTCAAGATTCCAAGTTACACTTCTGTTAAAACCTTCATCATCATAATTTTGACTATCAAAATAAGCATAATAATCTTCATATAAATCTTCATCAAACTGTATTCCCAATTGGTCAATACTTGTTTTTAACATATCTGAAAGTTTAGCGTCTTTGTCTTCACCAGATTTATCCCAAGTATTTAAAAGAATTGCTACAGTTGTCATGTAGAGATTAGTACATTTTTTCTCAAAGATATTTAAAGGAAGTAAAGCGTTACATAATTTAGATGTAACATATTGTCTTAATCCTTTAACCAAGGCTTCATCATATTCACTTGAATAATCGTAAATAATACTATCTATCTCATTTGAAAATTCATTTTTTAACCACTTACAAATTTCAATAACTTTATCGTTATGATTTCTTAAATCATCAACGGAAAGACTAGGTCTTAATATTTTTACTATTTGTTTAACCCTATCTAAATTCTCATCATTGAAATAGTGTAGTAAATAACCCTCGTCCCAATCATAATCCATGGAATAATCATCAACAAAAACATTACCTCCATAATACCCCCCTTGGAAAGCAACTCTAATTAAATAACCGTTATTAGTTTCATCATTATTTCTAGTGAAAAGGTCAACATAATCATTAGTATCAAACGTTAAATAAACCAAAGACTTACCAAGATTTTTTTCATTTATTCTTGTAATACGTAAAATATCCTCATCGTCTTCGTACCTAACAAAATTTGCGGTAACTAAATCTTCCGTAAAATCTTTTAATGCCTGATAAAGTTGACTCATTAAACTTTTTTTTAATAAATACTTGGTAAAAGAAGAATATATTTATATCTTTGTAACATAGTTCTTTGAGTATATGGGGATGTTTTTGGATTTGACAGGTATGAATCTGTCATAAAACGCACGTCAGGGCTAAACTAACCCTGTAAAACTGGTTTAAAACACAAACGGCAACACAATTGCAAAACTTTCTACACTCGGTTTAATCCGTACTGAAGAAGTAACTGTAGCCTAATCTAAGATTAG